TCAGATTGTCGGCCGGCGCTCCTCGTAAACGCGTCGGGCGCAAAAGGTTACCTTCCCGATCACGTTCAGCTCATCCAGCACCTCTCCCTCGATGCTTTCGCCGGCACTCGTCACCAATGCCCCGCCCATCATCCTGCCCAGCCCTGACTCACCCAGCAGCTCGTAATAGAATGGCTCTCCCGGCTTAGGCCTCATTGACCGGTCAATCACATGCAGTGTGTCACCATCGGTATAGATGGTTGTAGCCGACGGCCTGACTACCATTATCTCGTTCAGGTCGATCCGCGTCTCAACATAGTCCTGAGCCGGTGATGGAAATCCCATATCAGCGCCCCCCGTTGTTTGGATTGAACAGGTGGAACATCCGGCGCTCACCCTCTTCAGTCGAGATGTCGCGGAAGCAGCCCTGATAGTGCTCAATCCACCGGTTGGCTTCAGCCAGGGTGAAATTGTGGTTTAGCTTCGCCAGATGCTCCACAAAGTCGACCGTGGTAACCGTGCGCTTGCCGTTCGGCGCTATCCTGATACTTGCTCTAAATGCTGTTGCTATGTCGTCTCTGCGTGCCATGATGGCCCCCAATCAAATACTGTATACATATACAGTAATATTGATCGGCGTAGGCTATCAAGTGGATTTTTCCGGTGGGGTGTTAGTGGGTTGATGCCTGAGAGAATTTATTTTTAGGCGTCCAGTCCATCCAGTGCTTTGAGCCGCTCTTCAAGTTCAATGATGCGATCATAAAGAGCCTTAATGGCAGCGCCATTCAATGCTGCCGCCGCCTTGCCCGGATCGACGCTTTTCATGTCCTCGATTTCAAGTATCGAACCATCGTCTGCTTTGCACATATAAGGGAAGCCGATCTGATTTCCTGCCTCGTCGAACACTGCGGGCGATTTGGCAGTAGACACAGTTTCCGGTAGGTATTTCTCCAGATCCTGCGCCAGGTAACCTGCACTGCGCTCGCCTGTTATCCAGCCTCCTTCGCCATCCGGGCGATCTCGCATTTTGAATGTGACATGTCGCATGTTGACAACGGCATTTAGGGCGAATGCAGGGTCGATATCCTTAATATCTTCCTTAATTCGCTGGTCTGAGCCTGTCTGCCAACCGCCAGGGGCCAGACCTACTCCACTGGCCTGGAGGGTGTAATCAGCGGTTACCGAAGTGTTATCCACATTGATTATGCGGAACCGGAAGCCACCAGAGCCGCCACCTTTATTGTTGACAATATCAGTACCACCAGACACGCCAGACCTGTTCCAGTTGATGTAGGTTCCTTGAGAATTCATTGCTTGGTCGTAGCCGCTTATTTTGCCTATGGCTGGCACAGTCAGCAGCAGCGATACAGACAGTGTGCCCGACACATTTCCACCTGTCTTTCCGTCCACCGTGCCTAAGCGTGAATCATTTCCTGCGGCTAATGTTCCGGAAGATGTCCCGGTATTTTTGAAGGCAGCATCGCCCAGACCTAACCAAGTCATAACCCCGGACAACGTCTTTTGACCTGTCCCGCCTTGAGAAACAGCCACAGCTCCGCTAATTAAGTCAGCTTTTCCGGCTAACGCTGTTGTGAAAGAATTCCAAGCTGGTCCTGTGTAACTAGAACCGTCCGGTAGATTGACCGTTACATTCCCCGTTCCGGTGAAAATTTGCTGCCAGTTATTTTTATCCAGATTCAGGCCACGAATGGCATAGGTTACCTGTGCCGCAAGTTGAGCTGTGATTGCAGTCATTGTGCCAAACGGTACCGGGTTCCATGTCAGGCCGGAGGTTGTCGGGCCATCATATTTTTGGATCAAGGTTAGTGAGGTGTTCGAGGCAATAGCGGCCACACCCAGGGTGTAAGCCACGCCGCCAACTATAGCCACCACAAAGTCATTAACTTTAAGCTCGGTGGTGAAGGATGTACCGGTGCCGGTAACAGTGGTTGAATTGTTGGTTAATGCGATAGTGCCTGCTGGCATAACTTTTCTCCGGGCATAAAAAAACCCACCATAAGGTGGGTTGCTTTAATTTGTAGCTGCCGTGCCGGGTGCCTCCCGGTAAATCTTCCAGCCAAAAGATTTGCGCCTCGTTTACGTTCTCATTCAGAGAATCAGGCTGAGCGCCCCACCGCATAGGGGGATTCACGGAAGCGGATAAACTTTAAATTATCTGATGATCATAATCAAATAAACCTAAAGATTTTTGCAGTTGGTTTTCGTGAAATTGTTTGGTGAAACCCATTTCCAGTTAAAAGGATAACCAGCTTTATACTTAGTCTGATTCGCTTCTTTCTTGATGCTGTAAATCTGCACTTCAGTCTCAGAACCACCAATTAGCGCTATTCCAGAGCAAATCGGGGATTGTTTCTCTGCAAAAACAGAGCAACCAGACATTGACAAAACCAGCACAGACAAAATGGCAATTTTCACGATATACACTCCTTTGTAAGATAGGAATAATCCTAACATATTCTTACATCTTGGCAACGGTAATCGTGAGGTTAGCTTATGATAAACATCGATCTTGTCGATTAATATTTCGACATGTCAGCTGTTATAATGCGGTTTTTGAAGTTGGTATAAGTGATGCTCTGCACGCCGCCGGTAACTGTATCTGTCATCATTGCGCGTATATAGGTTGAACTACCGTTGTAATAAGCTGACGTGTAATATCTAGACTCGAATGGCCTTGTTCCCCCTGACTGTATAATGCCTGTCACCGATCCAAGCATTGTCGGAGCGACAGCAATGTTGCCGGCCAGGGTTGTGTTTATGTTGTAGCCTGCACTGTCTGCACCCTCAGTGCCAATTGGGTTTAGCCCTCTAAGAACTTTGGTCTCATTGGTAATAACGCATCTTCCTTGAGCATCCCAAATAGCTACCCCCCACCTTGGCGGGGTCTGATACTGGTAGCCAAAAATATATACGTTGATCCTGAACGTGCCTGGGCCGGATGCATATATTGACCATACATTTGATATCGAGTCGTACGCATACCAGAAGTAAACATTGGGGTCCGGTGAATTCACAAATACGAACCTGACAGCGCCATCATTAGCATGTATCGGCTGCGATGCGACTGTGCCCCCTCCGATATTAAGTGAATATGTTTGGTTGCTGATGAGGCATAAAGGCATTGTGCCATCAATGTAAAATGGCACACCTGCCGAGTCAGTCAGCATTGCTCCCCAAGTCGCCATTCTTACTTCCTCACGTATAAAAGAAAATTACCGCCAAGTGCCGCTTGAGTTCCCGTGGAAAAATCACTGTCAGCAACAGCGCTGATAGTCAAAGTTCCGCCGCTGATACTCACCCTCCGGCGCGTGGTATTGAGCGTTCCTGTGGATGGTTGAAAGAGGTAGTCGAGAACATATCCTGATGGTAGTGATATTGACGAACTACCACTTTGCTGACCTGCTGATACTGAAAAGAAGCCCTTAACAAGCACCCTGACTAATCCCGTGTTGTTATCAACTCCATTTGCATCCCACGTCCTTATCGCCCAATCTGCCATTAGAATTGCCCTGTAATTAATCCGATCTGCACCCGTAGCACGTTGTTTTCATCCTTGACGCTTTGCGTGACGTTGGTCAATTTCATGGCGCCATTACCAGAAGAACCATAGTTTTCAAATGTTCCTCCCTTATCCAATTTCCATCCCGATACGTTTGGAGAATAATTGGTCGACTGGATGTAATTGCCAATCTTCGCGTTATCGATTGATCCATCCTGAATAAATGCTGAGCGGAGGAAAACCTGACCATTTATCGCAGCAAACGCCAACTGATAACTTCCTGCACTGCTGCCGGTATAGATGCCAAACTGGTCAGCATTAAAGGCCAGCGTAGATTTATAGCTGCTCCCTGATGGCTCAATACCTACTGCCATGCCTGCGCTGTAATACTGGTCTCCGCGCTGGATACCGACTCGCAATGTGTAAGACGCTGAAGCTGTGCCATCATCCCTAACCACGGCTGTGAGCTTCTCATTTACCGCAGCGGTAAGATCACCTATCTCAGCCTGCACCTGCGTTTCGAGCTGAGCCATAGCCTCACTGACTGAAGCGACCGTTGTGGTGATCACAATGACATCAGCCCGGACCTCTCCAAGTTGCTGGAACTGATGCGTAACGCTTGCATCATTATCCAGTGCGCTCTGCAGCATGCCTTCGATATTGGTATCAATTTTCCCGGTCAGGTTTTCAAATGCCTCTGACTCGCGAATCTGCTCATCAATGTAGTCAATCATCCCCGGAATATCTGACGATGCCTTGCCTGAAGCTTCCACGAATGGCGACACGCCAAAAGCATTCTTTGTGCGGACATACATGTAATAGGTGGTATCAGCTTTGAGCGCGTGAAGTGTCCATTGCGAGGCGCGTCCAAGGAACTGTGCTTCATTCTCAACATTGCCAATACTGGTGGCCCTAACCTCTCCCGTGAACCAGAACTCAAAAGAAGTATCGGTTGTGGCAGTAACATTCATTACCGGCACAATATCCGCAGAGAAAAAGCCTGGGGTCCATTGAATGTAAGTTGGGGCGCCGGGCGCGCCTATTACCAGGCTGATTTGAGTCTCAGCACCTTTCATGCCGTTCTCATTTCTTCCCCTGACTCCAAGCGTGTAACTGCCGGCATCAATGCCGTAAAAGTCGAAGCGAAACAGCTCTGTTTCATACTGCGCGACAACCTTCCCATCCATCGAGTAAACATAAAGCTCAAATACCAACTTCTTGGTTGTGGTGGCAGTTTCCCATGTGGCCGTAACCTGCACCGTCTCGCTATTGGTATTGATGATCCGAAGGTTTTCAATGTTGGGAACGCGATAACCATTGGCACTATCGTTCGGGATTTCGAATACAGCCCCTTCATCAACAATGGCCTGCTTGTTTGGATCGTGCTGTGCAGCGTTGATGGTGTAAGTAGAGTTATTCTCTGCTTCGCTGATGCCAATGATTCGGAATAGCCTGGTGGCTATCTGGCCAGTGGAGATAACGAATACAGTTCCATCCCTCACCCAGGCCGGTGTAGATTTAAGCGTCACTACACGACCGGCTACGGATTTGATTTCGTATTTAACAAGCTTTCCATTCGATCCGACCAGGGAAATTGAATCTCCACCACCCGCAACACTCGACAGGTCCGCATCTACTGTAATCACCGCCCCAGCGTGTGAGATTATTCTTCCCCCTAGTCTCGCCGCGGCATAGTTGTTATCCATCAGCTCGATGATGTCGCCAGGCGTAAAGGCGATCGCGTCGCGCGCCATCTGGAACTGCACTTTTTTGGTTTCACGCTTCGCCGTTTCAAGCAGCCACTTGCCTGCCCTCCATGCCTGTCCTCGGGAGGTGCAGCCGAATGCCTCCAGAGTAGTCTCGTTGTATTCGAACCGTGCAATCAGGTCATCATCCGAAACATACTCTTTCTGCTGCTCCCAGCCATTGTCCGGGTCAGTCCATGACACTACCACGGCATTAAACCGGTCAGAGCGCTTCGTGCTGCTGTAGGTGAAAGTGCCATCAACCACGTTGGCATTTGTGATAGCGGCGATGGGGTCTTGCGGGGCGTCAATTGAAACAGTAAGTCGCATCCCATCCCACAGTGCTATCCCGCGAAACATCCCGGCAATGTTATCCAGAATGTCACGTGCTGAAGCTTGCTCAGTGATATAGGCATTAAGCGTCATCCTTGGCTCACGGCCACCATACCCATCATCAACAAGCTGATCGCAATATTGAGACAGGATATAGAGTGAGCCGTCATCGACATCAATGTAACCTGCGCGCCGGGATAGTCCGTACCTGTTATTTTTTACCAGCGCCCGGAACAGCCATGCTGGGTTATTAGTCCAGGCTGCCTTAAAGCCGCCAGTCCACAGTCCGCTGTATGTGCGATTGATGGGGTCGTAGTTATCAGGCACATCAACAATCAGCCCGCGAAGATGGTAAGTTCGGCTAGGCGTATCGGTGTACTGGTCGCGGTCTATCACGGAACCGGCAATGGCTGAAAACGGATAGTTCAGGTTGTCATCCGTGATTTCAACGTAGCTGTTCCATATGGTGCCATTAACCAGCGTATCTACCGTGCTGTCAGGCGTGATTCGGCGTACGCGGATATCGAAAGGCTTAGTATCAGGGGCGTTAATAACGTGGGCCTCGAGATACTCTCCATTCTGCTTTCCGGTGATCGTGACTGTTTCTGCGATATTCCACGCAGCATTGCCAACGCGAGTTTCCAGAACAAGGGTCACCGAAGTTTCTTTCTGGTTGCCTTTGGAATCCTGCTCTACCAGCGAGGAAACGCCCACGTTGAAGCGCACCCTTGTGACATCAACATCAGTAACCGTCCTCACCAGCGGCGTTGCCTGTGTGACATCGGTGTTTATGATCGTGGTTGCTTCGATGGCGGAAAAGCCATTTATTGGTGACTGAGTTTCTGAACCCGGGCGCCATGCCACGGTGACGCCATTGATATTTACGTCGCCATTTGCAGAGGTGATGGGGGTTTTGTTTACCAGAAATGATGAGAGATGAGACTGATCGATTGGCCCCCAAATCGGACCTTCAGATATTAAATCGAGAACCTTGTAATACTGCTTTGATTTTAGATTATCGTTCAGCAGTTTTGGTGTTGAGGCTTTGCCGCCGCCTGAGCTCATGTTCTACCTCAATGGCTTTAATTTGGGGGGATTAGCTGATGATCTCATCCCAGTTATCAGTGTTGCTGGTATCAATACCCAGGCTGATTACGTTACTTCCGACCAGCATTTCTCCAAGCAGGATGGGGACTGGCTTACCCTGCCCTACACGGTTTTCCGCACTGGTGAATGAGTTGTTGGTGATGGTGTTAGTTTCCGCCGACTCAGCAGACGTTTTGGTCTTCATGTTGTGGGCGCTGTAGACCGAGTAGGCCACTGACAGGACGGCTATAATGATTGCACCGACAACCGCACCTTCGACGGCCGGCACGAATAAAACGGTTGAGCCATCTTCCAGCCTGCGGTCCATATGCCACTTCACCGACTGCTCTGATACGTCTTCACCAGCTACCCGCAGATTGACCTTTGAACTCAGGAAAGCCTTTTTAAATTCCTGGCTCTGAGCTATCAGCAGCCTTAAACCCTGAGCTGGCGTTTCAACATTCAGCTCAACCTGGCGGAAATATCTGCGGAGATGGCCGCTAAATTTAAAGATGAGCACTGTTCATGCCTCCAGACGGAGTGGGTTTGTTTGATATACGCAAGCCTGTATGGCTCTCGTCTGCTGATGTGACCGGCGCAGTCGTGGTGCAGCACCTGATTATCATCGAGCAGGATCATCGAGTGGCAAGGGTCTGCGCCAGGGAAAGGCTGACGGATAATGACATCGCCGGGCTGGGCAGACTGAAGGTCAACCTCAGTAAATCCGTTGGCTTCCATATTCTTCAGATAGAGATTCTCACCACGCAGCCACCAACCGTTTTCGCGCTCGAAATCAGGAAGCTCTATTCCGCAAAGGTGATACGCGTCTCTGAAGAGCGTGTAGCAATCCATTTTCCCGTGCTCAAACCGGCGCCCGGAAAGATGAGGGACCGGCCTGAATTTGTTTAGCAGCCCATCACATGCCAGCCACCATTCAATGCCGGTGATCACCTGCATGACTCTGTCAGCACCGGAAAGAAAGGGATAGCCAGGCGGGTGTGAGTGGAATACTGCAGTGACCTCGCCTTCTGACTCAGCCGCAATCCAGTCTTCGTCGCTGATACGAAAGTTAACCGATGGGGTTGGATGGATATTCGTGCAACGGAAGAGGTGGCGATCGTCAACTATCAGGCCGCAGACCTCATCCTCAGATGATGCGGCGTGTTCAAGGCAGTCACGCATTACGTCACCTTTTGAGAGCCAGGGAAGCTGCTGATTGGCATTGGTTCCGGTCGTGGATAACGCAGTCTGCAACCTGAGCGCCGGTGTGAGCATTTATCCTTACCGGGATCGGAAGTAGGATTGTCTCGCTCATCCGCAACGGGCGGGCCATCGTATCCGCAGCCGGTGCCACGGTATGACCACTGGCATACGTCAGCGAGGATTGTTCTGGCCGGGATAATTGCGTTATCACAGTCGATAGGGGTCGCAAGGGAATAGGTCACCTGCTCAAATGTTTCGCCAGTCATTTCCTCAACAACATAGCGAGACACCGCCTCTTGTGTCGGATCGGCATCAGCATTTCCATTTGGAAAATTGACTGCATCCAGATGCTTTACTGAAACCTGACGACGAGTGATAACCACGCCAAGCATGTCATCAAAATCCCTGTTAATACCCGTAATCAACCCGGTAACGTTCGCGACAGTCATCGTCGGCCTTGAGTAGGCGCCTTCATTTTTGCTCTCAAAGCCTTCCACCGCGATCGGGTAAGGCTGGTAAACATTCCCCTTCCAAATCACGTTCCCATAATAAGCATTAGTCCCTGAGTGGAAGCGGATTAAATCCCCACCATATGGCTGCAGGTCTGCCTCATACAGGTCAATGAAAGCCCCTACTCCAGCATCCACGCTCTCAATGATTAGTTCAGATGGAATGTCTCTCATCGCGGCACCTGCTCAAACGTGGCTGACAGTTCATAGTAAGAACCGGTCTTCTTCAGCGTCCATGACCGGCAGACAAACAAAGCCTTTACTCCTGTATCAGAAGGCGTCCAATAGAACGCCTCAACTGCCATGCGCGCTTTGATAAATGCCTCTGCATCCTTTGCGTTGTTTGACCTGCCACATAGGCCGTCTGCACCTGTGAAAGTCAGCGAGTAGCTGTCCATTAAAGGGTTGATGCCTTTGGTCTGGCGCTGCTCATAACCATCTCCAAGCTTCACCACTGCCACGTTTGGGGCGCGACTATTCGTGAAGCCTTTTTGAGGGCTCCATGTAAATGTTTCTGGCATTGGGTGCTCCGGTTACCTGCTTTTTTGCAGCATGCCACCTGGCCGCTGCTGGTCTTTTATTGCCTTGAGAGACTGGTCGTAAGCAATTTTGGCGAAAGTTGCCTGGGTTTGAGTTGTGTCGGCGGTCGAGCCTTCGAAAGTGAAGTGGTTCACCTGGTTGATGACACCTCCGCCGCCTCCCGAGCCAGCCAGGTCCTTATTGCTGATAACTGAGCCGTTATCACCGGGGATCATGTACTGCTTGCCTGTGCTGGCCTGATAGATTTCAGGCATTCCGCCTTCGCCAACCTGGTACATTGAGCCGGCAGATACCGGCCCGCCGTTCTTGCGGAATCCCGCAATGGATATAGCCTGAGCCGATGTCATTGCGGAGGTATATCCCGCAAGGCCCGCCGCTGCTGCGCCTCCATAACTGGCAATTGATGCAGCCATTGCTGCAGGAGTCCAAGCAGCAAGAAGGGTCGCAGCGGAAGCTACTCCTGTTGCAGTTGAGGCCGCCAGAGCAGCTGTAGCTGTTGCCTGATTTGAAATAGTTGCGGATGTTTGCGCAGCAGAACCCATGACCTGGGCTTTTACCCATTCAATGCCCATCTGGACCAATGCGCTAACAACGCTATTGAGAATGGTGGTTCCGATGTTAGCCAGCGACTCCTGCAAGCTTTGGGTTCCATTAATAAGCCCGGTTATCGCATTGGTGGCGCCACCCTGAAGAGAGTCGATAGCGCTTCCCATTAGTTGATTCGTTTCGTTTTGGTTCTCCCAAATCTTCCACGCTGCATCAATGCGGGCTTGCTCATACTCAGTATTTGCCGCGTTACGTAAAGCCATTCCCTGCTGTTCAGTAATGGTCTTGTTGGATTCAAACTGTTGGATCAAAGCCAGTTTTTGAGCATTTTCATTTGCAAGTTGCTGCACTGGATCAACAGTTCCCGCCGCCGCCTGCTGAGGTGTAACAACCTGTTCTGCGCGGATCTTGGCTAGGTTGACCTGATGCTCTTGCTCAAGCCTTTCCGAAGTAGAATTGAATTGCTCCTGGCTGATTTTTTTGGCCGACAAAGCTGTCTGCAGGTCTGAAACATCCTGTTTGTAGCTGGCATTCTCCTTCGTTTCAGGCAGGAGTTTTTCTGCCGCCGCCTGCGCGCGAATTGCATTGCCGGTATCCCATTTCGCGGCCGCGTACTGGCCTGCCAACTTGATGTCTTTCTCAGTTGCTGCGCTGCCAAGCGATTGCTGCGCCGTCAAAATGGCCTGATCACGGCTAAGCTCTCGTGTGGAGTCGCTGGCCAACTCGGATTGTTGCTTAAGGTTTGCAAGTTTTTGAGCAATAGACTCAGCCTGAGTCTCAGCCTTTTTCCCTTGAGAAATCCCTTCCTTTGTTTCCTTGTTTCTAGCAGCTTCAGCCTGCTGCAGGTCATATTGAGCGCCTGCAAGTTGACCCGCTGCATTTACCTGATTCTGATTCCCCCCTTTATCTCCAGCCTCCATGCGAGCTTTGGTTACAGCGCGCAGTCGTTTATCGGTGATGGCAAGGAGAGTGTTTTCATCGTCCAGGTCCTTGTTATAAGCATCTGCTTTATCGCTGCGTGGTATCTGCAGGCTGGTTGAGTTGAATTTATCTTTTGCCCGGCTGGCAAAGTCGATTGCGTTACCGAATTGATTCATCAAGCCTGCAGCTACTCCAGCCTGTTCACCATCGCGCTTAAGCAAATCGATGCCTTGAGCAAATGTACCATTCATCTGAGCACGGAGAATTCCAGTTTTGCTCACCGTCTGGCTTAGCTTGTTTTGCGCAGTTTCGTTCTGAGCTAAAAGTTGAGTGTGTTCACTCTGGGCATCTGACAACTCTGAAAGCGTTACTTTGTAAAGCAGGCTTCCCTCTTCCAGATAACTAAGCGTGCGGCGCAGTCTCGACTGCTGAAGCTCGTTAGATTCAATGCTCGATTGATTGTCTTTGAGTGCGCCAGCCTGTGCGCTGATTGACTTAGTGGCATTGTCGATCTCCGCAGCAAGCTGAATTTGACTCAGCCCTTTCATCTTGGCGATCACACCGTCAAGTTTGTCAGCGAAATCGATACTTTCTTGCCGGGCCTGCTGCATCTTCTGATAAAAATAGAAGATACCAGCTGCTGCTATCACTGCCGCGCCTACAGGACCACCGATGAGAGCAAGAGCGCCACTCGCCAGAGATTTAATTGTTCCCGTTGCGGTAACCGCTGCCGCTGTTGCAGTTTTTGTTGCTGCGGCCTGAGAAATCTCAGCCTCCGCATACGCCGCAGAACGCTGGATTGCCACAGACTTAACGGCCGTCAGGTTTTCAAGAGCAAACGCCTCTGCTGCTGATCCCTTAGCTACGTTATATTCAGCCTGAGCCAGCGCAAGTGATGACAGGGCAGCTTCTTTATCCAGCAGGGCTTTGCGGGCAACAACGCCAGCCGAAGTTGCTGCTGCAGCGGTTGACTCTGCGGTGGCCACGGCCTGTCCGCGTGCCGCCAATGCATCGTCTACCTTTGCTTTGGTTGCTAATGCCAACGCTCCAACATACCTTCCACCAAAAATTACCGCTGCCGCTCCTACAACATTTGCCACAACATCCAGATTCTCACTGAGAGAAATAACCCCCTGATTGAATACTTTGATAGAGGTATTAACGCTTGAACTCTCACCTACGAATTTAGTGATGTTGTTAGTGGCGACAGTAAAAGCCTGCCCCATCGTGAGGGCGGTGTTGCCGAACTCTTTGGCGATGGCATCGCTTTGCTTCAGCAAGCCATTAACCACTACTTCCGTGGTCAGTTTGCCTTGAGCCGCCATTCCCCTGAGTTGACCGATTGTCACTCCAAGAGAGTCCGCCAGAGCTACAGCCAGGCGACTGCCGTTTTCAGAGATGGAGTTGAATTCCTCCCCTCGCAGTACGCCAGACGCCAGTGCCTGTGAAAGCTGAGTCATGGTCGAGCTGGCTTCTTCCGTGGTAGCACCTGAAACAGCCAGACCTTTGTTGATTGTTGTTGTCAGCTTTATTAGATCAGCAGTACTCGTGCCGGCACTTCTCGTTGATCGCTCAAGTCGCCCATAAAGGGTTGCAGTCGCCCCCAGGCTTGAGCGTGTGTCCTGTGAGATATCAAAGACTCGCTGTGTGACATCAGCAAGTTTTTCATTAGCCTGAACTGAGTTTGCAAGCTTGTTGTTGACCGTTACCCAGGCATTACCATATTCCGCCACTTGCTTAATTGAGATAGCGGCGGCAAGCGCAGAAGCAACTTTTGAAAGAGAGGAAAATGATTTCTCCGCATTCCCAGCAGACTTCGCCGTGCTATTGAAACTTGAGTCCAGCCGGTCCAGGCGCTCATTGACTTGGCGCTGACCCTCTATTAGCCTGGCGACATTCATCTCTACTTCATAAACGATTCCGCCTGCATTTACTGAACCAGCCATTTAGCTTTCTCCTGGCATAAAAAAACCCCGCCGAAGCGAGGTTCATTGAATTGCATTTAAGGTTTTAGAATGAGGTTTTGTTAACCGTGTAGGTCTTAACCTTTCCGCCACTGAGTTGAACCAATAGAGATTTACCATTTGCTTTACCAAAGGCATTTGCGTGGCTATATGTCCAAATCAGAACTGAGTTTCCTTCTGAGTCAACGCTTCTTGAGGTGGGCTGACCAAACTCACTAATCACTTCTTGTTCAGTTGTCACGCCCTTCTGGATTTGGCTAATTTTACCTTCGTCGAAGTCTTGACCTACTGATGCGCAACCTGCGAGTAAAAATGAAAAACCCAGACCTAAAATTAACTTCCTCATATCCCTATCCCCAAACGTAAGTGTTGGGATAAATCCTAGCATGGAGTGGCTGCAAGGCAACGCAAAACATAAGCACTGATCATCTATCAGGATGGGCGTCGAAGATAAAACCGAGTAATCTTATGTAACAGCATTTTTCGATGGAACTTATGAGATACCTGACGTATGGAAATTTTTTGGATTGTCGTATGTGTGGTTGTAGTTGTCATATATGTGATTAATCATAACAAGACAAAAACTACGGATAAAACTGTCATACGACAAAAAGATACATATAAGACAGAAACCGGTGAAGTGACGATTGAACGCACGAAAACTGTAGATACTTCTCAGACAACATTTACTAGCCCTCAGCCCGTACAACTAAGTTCAACTGAAGTTCACAATCAAGCCTTGGCCCATGGCCGCTCTCAGCAAGCTGTAGTTGTTGATATTAATCCCACTACCATCACAGCCTCCCCTATGAAGGAAAAGCTTACTACGCTAGCTGAGAACCGTGTTATTGAACCAAATACCTGGGCTGAAGACAAAAAACAATGTACTCGCTGCCGGGTCAATCTTCCACTCAGTAAATTCAGTAAATCCAGTAAGAATCCCGATGGAGTTACGATATGGTGCACCGAGTGTCTTAAGGGCGATAAGAACACTAAACACATGAAGTGGTGCCCTAAGTGCAAAATTCGCCGCAAGCGTACAAGTTTCTATACAAACAATAACAATGCAGATTCACTGATGGCATGGTGTAAATCCTGTTGGGATGCACACAAAAAGCATTGAAATTGATAATACCGGTTTGGTGGGGTGAGCAAGTCCAGATAGTAAAAACCCGCCGGGTGGCGGGCTTCTAAATCGTGAAATTCTCTAATGCACCCAGGTCATCATCTGATAATTCGATGAAGGTACTTTCAGCTAATCCTATGAGAGCGGGGAGCATTGAATCAATTCTCTGATGAGCATCAGGTGATACGAGTGCTAAAATTTGGAAATAATCATCATTATAAAAATGCCTAACGAAAACCAAATAGTTATTGCTGGATCGCCTGCTCAATGGGACATGTGAAGGCCAGGGAATATCGCTGGGCATCCGGATATGAAACTTTTCAATCCCGGCAGACATGGCGCTGCGATTTCTTTCAAATCCACCTCGCTTACCTAAAAGGGGTGACGGAGGTAAATTAGAAAGGCACCTTGCAACTAACATTGCAAAGTGCCTCGCGGTAACATCATCTCTTAACTTCTCAGTGATGCTAACCTTAATCATTCTATGACCAGCGAGGGGTATCCACCCCAAGCATCATGTGGGATTTATTAATTAGGCGCTTAAGATCATCATCAGATGTTCCATCTACCAAAAGCTTGCCATTATCAACCACTGTTTTGGCCTGCCTGATTTCAATAGCAATCTGATTAGCGCTACTTCTTAAAAGAGACAAACTGCCCATCATTTGTTTTTTAAGTGGCTTAAGCAAAGCATAATTTCCAGCCCAAGCCTCTGATTTTTCAGCTGTTTCAAACATATCACGAGTGAGATTGATGAATTGTGTAACAGCTACAGCAAGCGTTTCAAGAGTGGCATCAAATCCCTCAGGAAAATCTCTCACGTCAATATGCCCATCTCGAACAGACGTTAGGTGATCTAGGCCCTGCTCAGCTACTTCTTGCAATTTATTAGCGTGTTCTTGAACTTTGTGGCAGCGCACAAAAGCGTCTGATACATCAAGCGATTTGGCTTTTTTGTACTCAGCAGCTACAAGTGGCTTAAAAGCACCATTAACCTCTGCTTGCGCGTCGGTGAGCAAAGGTGCAAATGCTGCGGCCAGTGCTGTGATGCTAATTATCATATTTTTCTCCGACAAAAAAAACCACCGTGAGATAAACCTGCGGTGGCGACAACCTAGGTTATCGCTGATAAGTGTATGACGATGTCGTCAACCGTTCAATATAAGGTTGACTCATTTTGACGGCATCAGATATATCCGCATGAATTTTATGAGATTATAGATATTGCATCCAAGCTGGAAGTTAAGCTAGAATCCGCCGCCCTCAAATTTATCGTCTATCAGTTATCGACAGATTCAGTAATAGCTTTAGCCAACCGCCGCGCCTTCTTAGCCATGTAGTCATCAGCCACCGCATCATACTCGTCGCGCGTGAAGCCCTTCTGATCCGGATACTTCGCGTTCAGCATTAGCTGAAACTCGGTCATGGATAGTTGCTCAGCCTCTGCCCTGCTGATGCCAAAGTGGTTACGCGCTGCACTGATGTAATCGAACGATCGGAACTCCGTGGTTGCCTGTGCAGACTCATGCCTCTGCAGCTGTCGAACCTTAGCTTTGCCTATAATGCCGTGGGTAATCAGGGATTGCGCGATCAGCACCATCTCAATGGCATTCATCAATCCGGCCCGGTACACGAATGCCCACCTCCCTGACTTGCCCGGGATAATGTCACCAGTCAGCCGGGATACGTCACTCTCGCAGCATGCTGCCAGTACTGACATTGCAGCCATCATTGCTGGCTTCCCCATCTGCTTTCGATTCAAGTGAGCCATCAGCCAGGCAGGAACTGAGCCGTATGCATCCATGGCGCGGTGAATCAGCGGCGTAATCTCATCGTTATGCAGGTCATAGAAAGCCTGCACAATCTCCTGTGGCTCACCGATGCGTGACATGGCGGCGAATGAAGGCCGGAAGAAATAATCATCCTCGCCATGGCTGATAAGGCATTCGCCAATCTCTTTCTGTGGGGTCATGAGCTAATCCGGTAAATGTCATTTTCGGGGCCACCAGGTGGAAGCCCCTGAAATGGCAATTAAGCGGTGATGGTTGCCGCTGTGGTGCCAGTAAATCCGCCATCGCTTGAGGTGAAGGTGATAGTCGCTGTACCTGCGGCCACACCCGTCACCAGGCCAGTAGAGCTGACCGTTGCCTTCGTTGCATCCGAGGTTGTCCATGTGCCGGACTTGTCAGTTGCATCAGATGGAAGAACGGTTGCTGTTAACTGACGGTTAGCGCCAACTGCCAGAGAGGTGGTGGCTGGAGAGACCGTTACGCCAGTAGCCGGCACTGCATCGTCGGTGTCGATCACATCGATGGTGTCTGCATCAGCCACTTTGAACTCAGTGGAGAAGGTGATGATGTCGTTAGTTCCACCGTCCGAGCTCAGCGCGTTAATCAGCATGTAACCGATAAATGTGATTGCACCGAACTCCATGCGAACCCAGATAGTCGGCTGGCGTGCCGCCTGAATCTCGGTGTTGAAGTACTTAATCAGGCGGAACACGCCGTACTGATCGAGCTTGTCATTGCGGCGAACCTCACCCTCAAACGAGATGGTGAAGTCAGCATTGGTGACGATGTTTTCAACATAACCTTTGGTGTCGTCGGCGTCCGAAGTCACGCTGTTCGGTGAGAAGTCGAAGCCTTTACTTGTTCCGGCTGCCAGAGCTTTCCACTCTGACTCCTGCGGTAACGCATCGGCACAGCCATCGGCTACTTCGAGCACAATGGCGCGGCCAAACAACTTGGTGTTGTCCGTTGGGCAATTTGCTGCCATGGGTAATTCCTCTTTGACGTTTTCCGGCCTATTCGCCGTATTTGATTGCAAACTGAAGCCGATAGACGAGACGCCCCTCGGTTGTTAAGACTGGCGCGGGGACCCCGCCAAAGTTTTCGATATAACCGATGCAGCTGCTGGGTAACGGATCGGCTTGAATGCGCTGAATAATGGCCTGCACGCCGTCATCAGTTGCCTGATTGCCATTCATGGCGCCAATCACATCGACCATGACGTAATACTCACCGCCCAACTCATTGCGGAGGTTAGATCCACCGTTTGGCCGGAACACCATGAACTTGTCGGTTTTGACGCCGGAATCAGTCCAGATAAGCTTCTGAACCTTGAATCCATCGGTCAGCCCGGCAGAGATAAAGTAATCCCGGAGGCGGTCATGCATGGCTGGAATCACAGACTCATCTCCTTCTTGATGGTTCTGTCGATAAGGTCACGGGTATCCTCAAAGCCCTTCGTCAGAAACTCTTTCTGAGCAGTCGCCCGGCGGAAGGTTTGCGGCACGTTCGGGTCGTGAACAAAAACGGCGTAGTTGGCGGAGTATCCCACCCTGCCCGTTATCCGGGTTCCGCTCACATCTAGTTCACGATACTGACTGTTGATGAGAGTGGATGTGTCGATTGGGGTGTACAGCGCCGCCTGAGACGAGCCGATAATCAGCGCACTTTGCAGAGCCCTGACCACCTTCCTTCCCTGTATGTCACCAATTAACCGATCGAGGTTCTGCTGAGCCTGCCTGATGCCTTTTACCTTCACGCCCATAGCTAAACTCCCGTCAGGATGGCCCAGTCATCAACAAGGCGCTCAAAGGTGTCCGCATAACGGATAGCCTGCATCACCTCATCAGCACCGGCCGCCAGCGGGTCGGGATTATCAGATGCACCAATCAGGATGTAATCGCCGGCCTGAGCAAGCGCGTACTCCGTCCAGATGGTGTTCTTTACGACAATCTCAGCACCGATAGAGCCAAGCCGTTTCGAAAGCCCGCCCTGATAGTCAGCCAGAATCACCAGCGGCTCAGCATAGGTCCGGTCACCTGCATCACTAACGCCGAGACTCCTCCATATGGTGCACTCAGCGGTGTAACTCCACGAAGCAAGTGATGACATAGCTATCCCCTCCAACTCACGACGGTGGGCTTCTCAGCCGCAATGCGCGGGCAGTTAATCCGCCACTCACCTGCAGCGGTAACGTAAGCGGTCGTCTGCTTGTCGCTATCAGTTTTCACCCACACGCGATTGAATGGCTTTGGTAAACGCTCAGACACTGGTATCCACATCAGCAGCCACCTACCACATCAAAGAAGCCAACGCTTGTGCCAACGTCGATCGGCAAAAGTGCAGTGCATCCTGATGTGTCCAGAGCCGCAAGTGTGTTGCGCATCGTCTTCACATCCCCGCTGTAATCGAACGATCGGGACGCCCCTGAAGGCGCTGACTGTGACTTAATGCGCTGGCTGAATGCGGTTACCGCCATCAACGTCACGGCGTACACCTGAATCAGCATCATGTCGCACTCATCGTAGCCAGCCGCCTCCAGGCACATGCTTATGCTGCCCAGCTTGCAAAGGTAGGCATCAATCATGAAGTCCGGCACGGAGTAACCCAGCGCAGATAACTGCTGTTTAACCTGCGCGGCTGTTATCTGCTCTGCCATGGTTATTTCGCCTTTTTAGTTGCGTCTGCCAGGGCTGCTTCAGCTGCATCGGCCCGGGCTGTTTCAGCCGCGAGAGATTCGGCGTGCTCTGCATTAGCCGCTTCCAATGCATCCGCGTGCTCTTTGTCTTTGGCTTCAGCTGCATCGGTCAGGGTTTTAATCTGATCGTTAGCAGCATCAAGCTGAGACTGAAGAACCGAGGTGTCAGTGGATGCAGGCGCGGATGGTGTCGCCACCTCGAAGGTCAGCTTCTCACCTTTTTTCTCAGTGGATTTTTCAGCCTTGCCCTGAGCGATCCACTTTTCGGCAACTGAATCATCGACGTCATAGACCTGACCAGCCTCCAGTTTCTGGAAGCTGGCACCGGCAAAGAGATTTGCTACTAATACTTTTACGAGTGCCATGTTTTTTCCTTAGCTGGATGCGTGAATTACTGAGAAGTGACCGTTGATGTCCTGCTTAACCATCAGGCCAGCAGCACCCCATGTGCGCCATACGTAATCGCTGTTGTAGAACTGACGAGGATCGGCAACGGTGCCAAATGCCTGCCCAACGATTGGAGCGATAACGCCAGCCTGAAGCGGGACGATTACGATTTCGTTCCCGGTAAGCTCAGCATCTTCTTTGATGGCCGAGATACCAGACAGCTTCGCGATTTCTTCCAGCACGGTGCGCAGTGAGTTCACGTCAAAATACTGTTCCCAGTTCGACATGATGTCGCTGGAAACGTACCAGGTCTGTTGGCCGTACTGAAGGTTTTGAAGCTTCATAACGTCTCGCAGAGCGATCGCTCCGGCGCGCATTGCTTTCGGATCGGTGCTGGTAGCAAAGTTCACGGTCAGGGTTACTTGGGCAACGCGTTCGTCGTGTCGCAAACCTTTCCAGGTCTTGTCGTCGAACTTAATGAAGTTACCTGCCGCGTCGCGGAAACCTTCCCAGATATAATCGACATACTGACGACGGACATCATCAACAGACCCGGACTGAGCATCTGCCAGTGAAGACAGCGCATTGCCTTTGTTGAATACCGGATCACGCCAGTTGAACTTGAAACCAGAGTCATGGATAGGAACCATGGTGCCGTCGAAGGTGTAGGACTTCGCATCCAGAGCTGCTCCAATCTGTCCGGACATGGAAGTGTGCGCCCAGCCACGCCCGCCAGTTCGGGCGTACTCATACACAGACTCTTCCAGTCGAACGGAGCGAGACAGCGGCATCAGGTCGTTCAGCAATGTGAACTCAGTGTTTGGCTCAAATTCAGACAGAACAGTCTGATCATATGCTTTGTACAGGCGACGAATGTCATCGACAGCGTTTACTGCATCCAGCGCAGGGGCGTTGGCAGCATCACCGCGCACGCGAGTACGGGCGATGAAATCAGCCACTGCCTGAGCACTGGAATTACGGGCGAACTGGAGTTCCTGGAATTGAGCCGTGTTAGCCTCAAGGTTCCGTGTCTCGGTTGCCTTCTTAACGGAAAATGCAAACATTCAGGTGCTCCTTACTTAATGACTACGCGCAGGAGATCACCTGCAGTCGCGATGGTGTATGAACGATCTTCTTCCACGTAGGCGCGGACAGACTCATCTGTACCTACCGCCTTAACGCGACCGTTTGCGATTGAGAGCGGTTGCCCTTTGGTGTAGGTGCCAGCGGCCGCAGGGACGTTAAAGAACACGCCCGGCGTCGGATGCATCGCCACTACCCAGTCGCCAGCAGCGATGGTGTCATCCACGGTTTTGCAACGCAGGTAGTCGTAGTTGGCGACATACAGAATCGCCTGCTCCGCACCTGCCACCGATGCGGTGAATTTTTTGGTTGTGTTATCAAAAAAGCCAATAGTGCCTGGCTTGGTGTCGGCTGCCGCAGCGCCTTCGCGATGTAGCTGTGGGTTCTCAAAAATCCCGCCCGCGTGAATTACGTGCTTTCCATCTTTAGCCATTATTTACTCCGGCATTTCGCTGACAGATTGATTGGTAGCGGTCTGACGGAAAGAACCGTTCAGGCCAATTGAGGTCTGGCACTGGGCATACAGGCCATCAAGCGCAGCGCCGTCCAGCGCGTTAACCGCTATGTCGTCGAGGCCAAACTTGGTTTTAACAGCGGCGCGCTTTTCGCCCTTCTCTTTGTCAGAGTTGGCATTCAGGCTGTTTACGACGGTGTCGACGCGATCAGAGAGCGACTTCGCCCAGGCTGGCATTTCTTCACTATTGGTGGCGGGAGATTTCTCTTTCTCAGCTTTCGCTTTAGCGTCTGCTTCTTCTTTTTCTTTCTTCGCCTTCTCATCAGCGTCAGCTTTCGCTTTGGCATCTTCGGCGACCATCTGGTTGTACGCATCCATCAGCTCAGCCTCGGTCTTACCTTCGACCTCTTTGCCTTTCGCTTTCAGCGCATTGGTGATGAGTTCTTTCATCGGATTTGCTTCCTCTTTGACGGGCTTATTGTTGGCGCTGAAAAACGCCATGAAGTGGTTGAACATCTGCTTTAATGCTGGGTCTTGCGGGTCGGGTGTATCTGAGTCTGCGAGGTTTACCGTTTCTACCTGAACCTCATCACCTTCGGCATTAACGAACATGCCGATTCCCTCTTCTGGAGTTCCGGCTGGCGGTTCGTCGAGAAGGATGGCCACATGGTCATAAACCTGATTGGTGGCGATCCATGTGTAGCGCTTGCCGTTTGACTCTCCCTTTGCCTCAATGCGGTTTAGCAGCAGGCCAGTAGAGATGCCGATAGGCTCGACAGACTTTCCTGCCGCCATGTCATCAAGGCGCTGAAGAACTTTGCGCCCCTTTTCAGAACCTTCAGCAAAACGTCGGTTGATGACGGCATCAGTCAGAACCTGGCCGTTTTCTTTTCTGACGTTCCGTGTGTATGCGCCAATGTGGTATTCATTCACCGCCCTGACGTTGCTGGCGCTGACGTGGCGACCATCCACCTTCGGGTGACCGTAAGGCATGGGTTTATCTTCAAGGCTTTTGTAGCCCTTCGTGTTTTCTTCTGCCGGGTACAATCCGCCGTTCAGCACGATGCCGTCACGGACAGGCACGACGTTTTTCACAACGATGTGCTCTGCGCCATTAATGGTTTCAGTGGTGATGTTTGAAGCGGAGTTGATGACCGACAGCACGTTTACGCAGATGCGTGACATGCTGTGTCCTCATTGATGGGGTTTTGTTATGCGGCTTGCTGCCACTGCTTACGCTCTTCGGCCAACCTGCTGACCAAACCTTCATTAACCACTTTGCCGTGCTCATCCAGAATCACCGGGATCTGTGAGCAGTAACAGTGATAGCGATTCCCGTCACGGCTATACCATTCACGCACCTCTTCAACTGTACGCGTCTTGCCATGCCAGAAGGCGTGCCTGATGCGAGTGGTTGGTTTCAGTGCGGAAAGGTGCAGCAAGGCCGTGTTTAGCCCCAGCCTTTCTTTGGCCCAACCCGTTTCCAACCACTGAGCTTCGCGCAATGCCCCGACCTGTTCGGTCTGAGCAATGTTCTTGGCCAGCGCCATTGAAACATCGAGACGCTTACTGATGATGCCGGCTGTTTCTCGCGGGTTAACTCCCCTGCCTATTGCATCGGATATCACGTTAGCCAGGTCGGCGCGCGCTGTGTCGCTGATGCCTACCCAATCGCTGTAGGTTGCAACATAAGCCGCGGCTATCTGGTTCTGATATGCCGCAGTGCTGAGCAACTGCATCAGGGTGGTTTGCTGTGCATATAGCGGCGACTGAACGGATAAGTTGGTGAAGGCATTCAGCGTGCCGCGCTCATACTCCGCGCCAACATAATCGAATGCCCACAAGTTCTGGCTGCCACCATCAAGCAATGCATCATCCAGAATCACCTGTACGCGCTGCAGTAGGTCACCAAGCTGAATGGCTGTCATGTCGTAGATGTACGTGCCAGCGTTGCACTGGTAAAGCGTGGCGGGGGAATCCACGTTGTTGCAGACCAGATAGGTTTGCTCAGCGTTAGATTCCCTCACCCGGCCGGTTAACCGCTCATCGAATAACGCCTTCAGGGCGCGCTTGATATCGAGGTAGCGCGACTCAATGTCACTATACATCCGGCCAACTTGCCTGGCTGATTGCGTGGGATCGGTTTTATTGCGCGGAACTATCGGTGTCCCGATTCGGGTCGTCGCTGTCGTCGTCATCTGTCAGCGGGTCCTTATCGGTTTGTTTGGCTTCAGGGTCAGGTATTGTCGGCTCTTTAATTGGCTCAAGCTCACCGGCGGCGCGTATCTCGTTCACATCAACTGCTGATGTGCCGAATGCCTGCTGCGTCTTCTGAGCTACGTCAGCCAGCGCCTGCATGTTAGCGATCTTCTCTTTCTCACTTGGCGCGAGAAGGTCAGACCATGCCAGTGTGACCTCACCGGTTGAAGGTGGGTCGATGATGCCGATCGCCCAAAAGCGCTCAATGACTCGCGTCACCAAGTCACTCATGAATCCCCAGCGTCGGCCATTACAACGCGTGGCCCACGCCGTTTTGTCTTCTTCAGAGGCAAGGTTGCCTGTCTGCTTGCCAAAGAGGATGTTGAACGGGCATTGTATCGTTGCACAGAACTGGTTAGCCGATACTGTCCAGCTCGGCGTTGGATCCGCTGCTGCAACGGAGAGTACTGACGTGGTGCCAGACTGTGTTACCAGAGCCGAATCCGTACCGCGATTCAGCTTCATCATCTTGTCGTTCATGGCCTCGCCAAGGTCTTTGTAACCGGCCTCTTTAGCCATTTTGGAAATGGTTGCCATGTCAGTGGCAGCATCAAAGCTTATGCCCAACTGACGGCTGGCATTCTTCAGGAAACCTTCAGCGCTACCGCCTTTCGTCTTCTCGATGTCCAACAGGTCGTTATAACCGGCTTCAAGCAGAGGAATGCCCGAGAGGATGTTCTCGTCTTCAGAGCCCTCGCATAGCAGGATTATGCGATCGGGATGCACCTGAACCGCGCGCGCGCTGCCAGTCGTCTTATCATCACCAACCGGTTGCTCGTTAAAGTGATAGCTGACCGGCTGTCCGTAGGTTTCCGAATGCGTGTCCACGTCCGTATTGCCAGGCTCAACCTGCTTTTCCCATGCCGGGATTAGCTTCACCAGAGCTTTCGAGCCAAGGCGCTTAACGACCGCGATATCTACCGGCTCGCTCCAGTCACGGTTATCCCTTACCTGAATCAGCAGGGCTGAGTACCGGCCAACCATGTTGCGGCGATCGGCATCTTTAATCTTCGCCCAGTGCTTTTTCATCAGCTTGGTGACTGCCTTCTCCCAGGCTGTTGTGTTGGTTGATTCGCGGTATTCGTCGCCATCAATGATGGTTGGATTATCGGTCCAGCATGAATCAAGGAGCTTATGCACGGCTGCGAAGCCGGTAGAGCCCCTGCGGTATTGTCGGTGAAAGTTATCGAAGGTGAGTTGCTCAGGATAGCCAAACTCATCCCACAGCTTTGTTCTCTTGGTATTGCCATTCATGCCTGCGTACAGCATGCGCTGGCGCCCTATAGCATCAGTAAGGGCGTTAACGAGGAATTGCGCCTCGGTTGTTAATTCACTCACTGGTGCTCCTTAGAAGAAGATGGCGCCGACTGACTTGTGGTTGTTCTTCGCAACAGCGAAGTAGCGGAACCCATCGGAGCCGTGTGATGTGTGATCGTGAAGTGGCTTGTCTTTCCAGCAGCCGCGCTTGTCGTCCCACTCTTTGCGATATCCTTCGAGGTGGGTGATGCCTTCAGCGCACTTCTCTTCATCGAATACGCACTTAGGCAGGATTTCACGTACGGACTCTATGCCGGTATCAACGCCAGTTTTCGGCACAACTTTGAATGTCATGGAGTAGGTCTGGCCGTCGATTTCGTACCCTTCGCGCGCCAGTTCCTTTCGGGACTTGGCATCAGAGCCGAACTCGCGGTTTTCGATATCGTGCGGACCCCAGTGCTCACCATATTCATAGCCACGGTCTTTCAGCACCTTCATGTAGTGACGCAGACCTTCACCGGAGTTTTCGTAGTAGTCGATGATGTGAAACTCTTCGCCAACTTCCCGCACGAACCAGATAGCCGTTGAGTCGCCCACACCAATATCCCAGAACGTGTGAACCGGTAGATGTGAGTTATCAGGCAAGGTGCCAATGCGTTTGTTTTCGTAAAGCCAGCGGAACTGCTTGGCGTAGTAAGCGCCCTCAACCGACTGCTGGAACGCTTCTGCAGGTATCGATGGATACTCGCGCTTCATATCTTCGCCGAGAGTTTTCTCTTTGGCGTGATACCAGGCTTGTTGGCGTTCGTCAGTTGCAATCCCATGCTTGACTTCCATCTCATCGAAGTAATCAACCAGGCGCTGCGGTAACGCTTCTACCGGGTCGATTGCATACTGCGGATTCTTCCACCAGGAGAAGAAGAAAAACTTCCAGTCCAGGTTCGATAGCAACTTGTCTTGCAGAAGCGCCTTTTCAGCTGTCTGGCAGTAATCAAAGAAGTAACCGGCCCGGCCTTCAGCCGTACTTTCGAGAGTTATCTTTCCGCCGATAGGAACAGCCTCAAATGCGCCTGTTACGATCTCTTTAGCTTTATCGGGATACTTAGCGCATATCTTCCCAAATTCGGAAACATGAAGGCTGTATAGCGTGCCACCACGGAAGGAAGTCGAAACTGTGACGCTTCCACCATTTCGAAAGACATATTCGCTGGTTGTCTCTTTAATTAGGGGGTTAGCCTTTTTGACGTCGTCGGTCATCCGCTGATATGCAAATTGTGTTTTGTTGCGGAACAACCTTTCAGCGTCTGGACGGGTATGGGCAATTAGCGCACATTCCTTCTTGTGGAAGATGGCTAAATCCAACTGAATTATGCATACCTCTGTCGTGAACCCCAGCTGTCGAGCCTTAAGGATCAGGTTCCGGTCATGCATACCATCAAAATATTCCAGCTGCTCAGGGGTCATTTTGAAGGTGACGCACTTACCGTTTTTGTCCTTAATTTTATAAAGGTGATTAAGACGCCAAAACCTGTTTTTCAGAAGTTGTCTTTGCTTTTCAGTTAACACAGACGCTCCTTACAGGTCATCATCTCCTATCTCTTCCATTACCGAGGCAACGGAGCTTATTGCCATGCCGCCTGAGTGCTCAATCTTCTGCCGGTTTGTGTAGGCATCGCCACACTCTTTAGCGGCCTGCTCAATAAGTGATGCAGCCAGAACCATGTTTTTCATGCTCTCGGCCTTTGTCATCATCCGGTCAAGGGTCCGAAGTCGGTAGGACTTATTGGCGATCGGGATATCGGATATCTCGTTCTGGAATCGCTCGCGTGTCGACTTGAAGAGGTCTACCCATTTCTGGCTGAGTTTCTCCGCCATAGCATTGCCTGGGCTGTATTGGGACACCTGCTGACGTGATACCTGAACGTTAAATTCCGCCTTTACAAGCTCAACCACTTTCGATGGAGGCTCGAAGCAAGCCAGAGACTGTACGATGAAGGATTTAACCTCTGTCGATAATGCTGCCATTGGCTTCCTCCATGACAATCTGAATAAATGCTTAAGCCAGCTTCATGAGGCATGTTCCGCATGCTCTGGCTACATTAAGGTGGGCAACTTCAGCAGGCTTGCTGGCAGCTTCCACTAACTGGTGAACGTCTGCACTGGCTCCATAACGACGAACAACGCCAACAAACTCTTCTACGTCGTGTCCGCGCATGGTCAGAACTGGCTGGCCTTCTTTGTTGAACTTAGGTGCGCCGAATTCATCCTGTGCCTGTGCGATGTGATAAAGCTCATGCTCAACCAACGCGCAGAAGTCGAGGTCACTACACTCTGAGCAATAATCCCCTGCAAGAGTGATGATGAATCGGGGGACATCTCCGAACCAGTCATGCATCTGTTGCTGCATTCTTGCCTTCTGCCAGCCACCTGCCCGCATAGCGACTTCTTCAGCCTGACCTAACACAGTCCTACCCTGCTTTGTGAAAGCGCTTGATGCCCACATGAAGCGGATATCTGCCTCAAGCAGATGGAGGTGGTCAGGGTTATGAAGGTAGCCCTCTTCATTGAGGATGTGCTCTGTTACCCATTCGTGGATTTCATTGGCAGGAGTAAGGCTAATGTGGGGATGGAATGCATCAAGGAAGCTTTGCTTTGGTCGCGGTCGGTTAAGTTGATCGCTCTGCATACTTCCCCCTTACTATGTTTTTCCCTTGGTCGCTTCCAGGTAATCGAATGTGATTTCTAGCAGCAGGCTGCGAAGCACATAATCTTCACCAGCCTCAGGTGAGAATTGCTTTAGCCTTCTCTGCAATTCGTCGAGTACGGCTTGAGACTTGGCTACGTGATCGTTCATGTCGAGCGTGAGTGTTACAGGTCCGGTTGTCTTCATGCCTTGCCACCCTCTTCACTTGCTTCCGGCACGTACTCCATCTTGAGCACGTCATCCGGTGCCAGGTAAACCCATGAGCCATCTTCTTTGGCTACACCGATGAAGCCGTTAACTATCTCAGGCTGTGATCGGTTCATCAGGCCTTCATGGGTTTCGCCTGACTTAGTGGTTACTGTGATGCGGTAGGTGTCAGGCATATTCGCTCCAATAAAAAACCGCCCGAAGGCGGTTATGCATAATGCTTCGACCAGTGCTTCTTGCACTCTTCTACTGCAGAGGATACCTGTCGGCCATGACCAGAACGCATTGAAGCCATACCTATCGTAGGGGACCCACTACTTTGCCGAGGAGCCAGATGATTTAATGAGACTTCATCATCGGTTCGCACCCATAATTTATGTCCGTTAATATCCTTCTCTCTGTATACGAGAATAAATTCAATATTGTCCGCCGGAGATCCTTCGTTCCTGAAAATCTCATAGCGTGTCATTTCACCGTCATCACTACGATAGTGAAGCGTTCTTTCCAGGGAAGTTTGAGCCATTTTTATTAGCCTATGTGATTTGTTGAAATGAAACGTTAAATCATCATTGAGGCCAATTCAATCCATCACGAACCAATGAAATAATCTTTTATTCGCAGTTATGGATGAGGGTAATGCAGGTGTGATCATGAGCAGCCTATTGTGGTTGGCTGTATGCTCGAAGCATTACTTCAGGCACTGCTCAGTGATGTACTCCTGCAATCCAGCTATTTGCTTTCCGGCAACTTCAATTCGCTCTCTGAGGGTGAAATAATCCCGTTGAGCGGAGTCAGTAAGTCGGGGGCTGGCTGCATCATCCATGCTGGCGGCGCCGGAGGTGGATTGCTTCGGGCAGGTGGCGCTGAGCTGCAGCCGCTTACGGCCAGCAACAACATCAGACTGAAGCTGATCGATAGTGGCTTTAGCATCAGCTAACTCCTGTGTGTATTTGGCATCCAGTGCAGCAACGCTTTTCTGCCGGCGCTGCATATCGTTGATGGTCTCTTGTCGAGCATCAGCATCCTTCCGGGCAATATCTGCCCTGGTCGATTGCCGGTTAGCCTCAGCTGCGAAACCTACGCACATCAGCATCAGCCCACCAATCAGCACCGCTTTCCAGTTACTTACTAACCACGCCATCTTCTTTCTCCGGTGGGCCAGCCTGGATAATCACTGTGTTGGGGTCATCGCCGCCCTTACCTGCAGCGCCCGGATCGATAGAGATTGAGCACTGCTTGCTGTTCCGAAGGAATTCATTCTCTTTCTGCAGTGAGTTGGCCCGGGCTTCGGCGGTTGACCGGCGGCGCGATTCTTCATCCAGAGTTGTGGCCAGACTGTCCAGGCGCTTCGTTATAGGAGCCATCTGGTCAGCGAACTTCATGTTGCGCTCGTTAGCCTGAATGAACTGTGTGCGAATGCGGTTGTTGCGATCGGTAAGGTTGATGTTGTCGTACCAGAGCTTACCCACGAATCCCACGATGATGGCGGCGAAGACGATCGGGATATACCGGCTGTAACGGGCCATTCTTGCTCTGCTGGTCATGTCAGCACCTCCAGGGCGATTTTGGTTCTGGCCTTGCGGTCATCAAGACCGTTGCTGCCCCCGTTAATCCGCTTTGTCAGCCCGTTAATATCTCCTGCATCAGCGAACCGGTTGCAGTTATTGGCTTTCCAGTACCAGCCAGCCGATCGGGCCGCATTCTCATCGGTCAGAAGCAAGTCAGGGTTGTTGACCAAATCGAGGCCAAGCACCCTGGCGCAGGCTGCATAGTTATCGCGGAATGTGACCTGCTTCAGTCCTCTTCCACGATACTTCCAGCCATCGCCATTCAGGTTATTGCCGTAACGGCCACCGTAAACGAGATTGGCAATTGCCATCTGACGTTCAGGCGATAACGCCAGTTCGCCAGGCTTGCGCCCGAGCTGTTCGCGCTGTGCTGCGGTCAGTCGTGATCCAAAAATTGATAATCCGGCAACCGAGTAATTCAGACTTTCTTTCACAGAAGTGAATCCGCCTGACTCTGTGCCGATTTGTGCAATGAAGTAAGCCTGGCGCTTTGCGGTATCAATGCCGAATTCCTGCATTGCCGCTGAAAGCGGGCCATACCACTTATCTGCCAGCTGCTGAGAAATGCTGGCTGCGCGCTGAAACTGGTCACGGGTGATCATTCGGCAACTCCCGCATCACCCGCAGCTTTTTGCAGGAAACGCTTTTCAAGGGTTTTGATTAGTGATGAACCAGACCAGCCAGCCATACCACAAATAGCCCCGGTGACTTCCTGAGGCCAGTTCCAGTAGGTGGCAAACAGCATCATCAGGAATCCAGCAAAGACGGAGACGATCATCTGAAGGCACAAGGTGCGCCAGCTGAATACATCCCCACTTAAAACTTTGTAGGCATAAGCCGCTACCGAGCCGAGCACCGTCATGCCCAAAGCAATCAGCGCGGCAATTAAGCCAGGATCGGATTTATAAGGCATTTTCATTTCCACCCCCGCATTAGGGGACTTGTCCAATTTAGGAATTGGTTACATTGTGAACTGAACAAGTCCGGGTAAACTCTTTCTTGTCGAGAGAAAAAGCACCGCCTTGCCGTTGGGGTAGTCAACCGAAATAAATCCGCCACTGTGCGGATTTTTTGCATTAAAAAAGCGCCGTCCCGACTTCACACAGGAGGGATTCATTTTTGATTCGGGAGGCGCTAAAACGAAAAAAGGCCACCCGAAGGCAGCCTTTGAATAATGTTGGTGGTTTATTCTACGGTCAGTTCCAACCGTTTACCCAGCGCGGATAGCGCCTTCTGAATAGTGTCGATTTTCGTTGAATGGTGCAGATTAAAAAGCCGGGTTACTTCCTGCTTTTTTACCCCCATACGCGAAGCCAGCTCAACCTGAGTTAAGCCGGAATCAATGAACGCATTGAGCATCATAACCTTTGCCGCCACGCTGGCGGGCACATCAACGTAATCGCCGGTTATATCACCGGGAAGCGGAACGGGCCGGTTATCTTCAAAGTAAAAATCGAATGAAGTAACCAGCGCATCCAGCCCCATCTCTAACGCTTCTTCTCGCGTGTCGCCCTGAGTAAGCGCTTCGGGGATATCGGGGAATGACACAAAGTATCCCCCTTCGCACGATTCCAGATTTATAGGGTATCGCATATCGTCTTAGTGAATCTCCGCGAGTACCAGCCCCGAAGGGCTGGTTTGTTATTTCAGGCCTAACTGCTTGAGTATGGCCTTTCGCAGTGGTTCTTTTAACTCAGCTCCGGGATGCCTGGGCATTACACTCACTTTCCCGTTTAGTCTCAGCTTCAAGTGGTTTGTGCCGTTTGAAACTTCAACTCCCTGAGATTCAAGCCACCGCCTGAACTCGCTTTGCTTCACTACTCCTCCTGTCTGTTGAACATGGAACCATAGTAAACATTTATGATTACCTAGTCAACATTATTGTTTACTTAATACAGGAGTGAGCCGATTAAATTCGTTATTCGGCTCATATGGCCGATTTCAGGCAATAAAAAAGCCCCAACCGTTAAGGCCGAGGCTTCTTTTCTAGCTCACCGTAACAAGCAACGGATTTCTAGTGTTAGAGGACTATATCCCCAGTTTCGGGAAATGTAAATAGCTCACTATAAATTAATGAGCTATTTCTTATTGCGCTATGCGGTGACTTTATTTAAGGCTGAATTGGCCCATGATTCTTCAATCTCCAGCTTTCCAATTAAATGATCATAGAATGCCTTTCCACTCTTCTTCCATGTATCCAGGGTGATTGCCTCTGTTATCCCGCACACAGACCGGTGAACTTCGGTGGACGGTATCCTTTCGTATCCGCGGGCATTGCAGCGCTTGCAGTCACCCATTACCGGCAAGCCCTGCTCTTCCGTCTTTTTGCGATCGACCGCCCGGCCTCTACCGCTGCAATCCCGGCAGGCTGCCGAGACAACACCCTTACCCCTGCAGGACTTACACAGGACGTTGACTTGCTCCCTGACCTGCCTGTTTGACCCACCTGAAAGCATTGATTTCATCGTCACCACTTCAGCAGCAATGAAGCCCTCACCGGCACAACAGTCGCACGGCTTTAGGCTGGCGGCGCTTCGGCAATAATCCTGATAGGCATAAGTTGCGAGTGTTTGCATGACCGCTGGTTTAATATCTGTATCAAGTTTGCGTAAGGCGGCAACCTTATCGCAGGTTTGTAAGGCATATTCAGTTAACAGAGTAACGGCTCGTCGGGAGTCGTTATTACTTACCCCAACTTTCCCCAGGAACGCGCTAAACCCCATTGGCGCCATCGACTGAACCATTCCCATTGCTGCCATCTGGTCAGTTCCGGTTAATGCCTCTGACGCGGTTGCCCGAGGTGAGTCGCTTATCTGGGTGCTCTTTGGGAAGAAGTATTTAACGGCTGATTCTAGGCTCATTTCTGGCTCCCATTAGCTTTGCTGTGTTGCGGAGGATGCGGTAGTCAATCGGGAAGGTGTTGCGGGTGCGGTAAAGCCTGAGGTGGCGCCATTTTTGGCGGAGGTAGTCGATCATGGTGCAACAGCTCTTTCGATTGCCGCCTCCAACCCTCTCAGAACCATGCCGGTCATTACGCCGCTACCGTTTACACTCTCGTGAGCTTTAATTTCATTCACTGCCGCCTTCAGTAATCCGACATTTACAGTCACTTGCTTTTTGTTTTCATGATTCAACTGGCAGAGTCTTTTTAATGAGTCGTTCATGCAGCCTCCATATATCGCTTGCGAAGTTTTTCGTAATGACGAGCCCGTCGCGTGAAGATGGTTTTCACTCGCTTCAGGTAGTCGATATCGAATTTGCGTGGGGTGTTGTCGTGTTCGAGTTGCTCAACGCGATCGGCGCCAATCTTCTCGATTAGGTTTATGCGGAATGGGATCAGGTTCCCGGATAGTTCCCTGTTACAGCGAACGCAACCTGCATGAATGTTGAAAACATTGTATCTGTGATGGGATGCTGAGCCGCGAGAACGGTAATGGCTTGCGTCTACTGCTCCGCCCCGCACGCCGTAATTCAGATCTTTCCCACAAGCAATACAGGGGTGCCCAAAATCACGCCAAAATATGTACCGATTTACCGCAATCTGCGCCTCTTTAGACCACTCCGATTTTCCCTTTAGCCTTTCCCTTCTTTGCCTCAAGTCATCGCGCTGTAGCTTCTCCTGCTTGCGAATTTCACGTGCAGCATTCTCTGCATCACGTTGCTTATTGAATTCGATGGCGCAGTGCCAGTCATGGCAGACTTTTTGAAGTGAGGATCGGGGGGTGTATTCGGTTTCGCAGATGGGGCAGGTTTTGAGTTTCGGCGGTTTCGGCTTTGCCGGTTTAGCCATTATCTTTCTCCTGGATGAACTTATTAACATCCCAAATCCAGAACTTACGCATCATTACTTCGTAGGGTGGGAGTCGGTCATATAGCCCATCACCTTTATCAATTGCCTTCATTCTTTCCCGATGAACCCATTCATTGCGGTGAAGCATGAAAAGACACCATGCGAGAATTGCGAAAAATATTAGATCTAAATAATCACTCATCATCGCTCTCCATTTTGAAGTTGGGATCAAGCATCGAGTAGAACGCACAGCAATCGCTGCATACCCATGTTTCGTCGTCACTGAGGGCCATACCGCAATCAGCGCATGCTTTTTCGTTCATTAGTGCAGCCTCGCCGGTTCGCCGGTGTCGTATTCGGTCATGTCGTCGATAATCTCAACCCGAATCCCGCCAGCCCCCAGGTCCATCACGAATGGGATGTTTTCCTGATCAGCACTAATCCCCTGCAGGTAGCCGTGAAGATAGGAAAGCAGGTAAAGCATGGGTTCCTCTCCGCGCCCTTCGATGCTGTCCAGCACATCAGCCAGGTCATCAGCGCATTGCTCTTCGACACTTCTCATCTCGATTTCCTCATGCGGTCCCACTTTGCCTTCAGCAGCAGATAGCTGTAATCGAATGTGATCACTTCGCTGGCTGCTGGGGTTGGTTTGGTCTTGCTGCGGGAGCGTTTGGTCGGCTGGAATATCAGGTGGTCGATTGCTTTCTGGGTGGGTGACTTCTGGCTACGCATTCTTTCGCCTCCCCCGATTACCCTGGGCAACCATCAGAACGCCATTCACTATCGCGTGCCGCACGCCTTCGGTGTCATCTGCGTGCTGCCGGATAGTTCTGCGGTCTAAGCCCACTATCCTGCTTACAGCTGACTGATTGCCATTGCATCGCCTGAGCAGGTCAGGGATTGTCTGGATGTCTTTCTTCATGGCCTGACCTCGCGGAGAAGTTTGTCCATCTGATAAAGGCTGCTATGTTCCCGGCACTCGTCGAAAATTGAGGGTTCGATTTCCTCTTCCTGAGCCACTGGCCGTAATACCGGCTTCGACAGATGAGCGTGATTTGCTATCTGGCGCGCTGAAGGTTCGGTTGCCGTGTATTCCGGGTTGAGTTTGACGCTGGTGTCTTTGTTTTTACCCAGTGTCAGCACTTCACCCCTTGCAACCATTCTTGCAAGTGCACTGCCACAACTGGCGCGGTGATAACCACTGCGGGTCAGATACCGGTGAAGCTTGCCGGAAGGTATGAACCCAGGCTGGCGCCGAAGAAAATCGATAATGCCTTCTCGTACTGTCATGCTGCTCTCCTGTTGGTTTCTCCCCAGCGCTGCGCCCATTCAATGCGCATACGGGATTCCTCGCTGAATTTGACGCCCTGCTCAGTGCCGAACCAGTAGATTGCCTCGATAACGTCAACCATCTGACCAACCCGCATCTTGCTGGTGCGCTCGCCAAACATCACGACGCCACCGCCGATGCCAGGCGCTGTACGCTGCTCTTGCTTTTTTGTCTTAGCGACCAGGGCAGTGATGAGGTCTTTCCAGTCGTCCTCTTCGTAGCGCTCACCGAACCAAACGACTTGCACAGCAAGGTCATGTAGCAAAGGCCACATTTTCCGATTCTGTGAGAGAGTTCTTTTGGGTGGGGACACTTCAACTTCGAATGGTTTGGACTGGTCTAACGGGAGGGTTTTGAGTTGTTCTATCAGGTTTCGTCGTACCTGCTCGTTTCGCAGGAAGAACGTTTGTTTGTCCATCTGTCTACCTCCGGGTGTTCTGCTCCTGCAACTTAGCCAAGCTGTCTTCCGCCTTCAAAATCACATCGTTGATGGTCATCAGGCTGTGGCCGTCAAGGACAAGCACCTTTAGCAATGTCAGTGCATCCTTCACGCCTTGTGCGTGATCGGGGCGTTTGAGTGGGATAACTTCAGCTGTCATACGAGGCTCCATTTTTCTTTTGTGGTGTACTGGATTAAACCTTTTTTACGCAAAGCCTGAAGGCGGCGGTCAATGATACGAAATGCAGGCCCTCCAGTTTCATCCTGTAGTCTTTGCGCTTCCCGATACACATCTCCATTATCTATGGTTGAAAAAGTTTTCGCGCCGTACGCAATACTTTCAAGGATCAAATTATCCATCTTGCTGTAATCAGTCATCACTCTTCTCCATCTCAGCGCGGGTGTTCCAGGCGGCACGGTAGGCTTCCCACTGCTTTTGCCTCAGCCTAGAGATAGTAATTAACCCCAGCCCTTGGGATTTCATTGCGATCGCTCTGCACTTAAACCACTCTTCAAACTTCTGACGCTCAAGCTCATCGTTGTTGGTCATTTGAATTTCCTTTCGCATTCTTTCAGCCAAGATGAAATATTCCTTTCGACTATCGGTGGCCACTCGCTACGCAATGGGTATTTCTTCACGGCTTTCTTGCATCGGAAGTAAATTGCCAGGCCGGCGAATGGGTAGATAAACCCCCATAGCAACGCAAGGATGCAAACAAGAAGGTTGAATGGCACCACCCACACATTACGCATCTCGATATCAGGTATTTCGCACAGTAAACCCCATATGCCCTGGAATACATTTACACGGTTAGCGGCCTCTGACATGCAGTCGATGATGTTGAAATCGTAACCGGCAACTGCTGCCCACGATGGCCTGTCGAAAAAGTGCTTTAGCGTTAACATCACTCCCCTCCCTTACGCGCTGGCTGGCCTGACAGGTAGCTGTGTAGCTTTTCCAGATCAATACCCAGGAGTTCACAGGCTCGTTGCATGTCTTCTACCGGGATAATTCTCTGACCGTTGTCCAGCACCAGAACGGTAATGGTTAGTCCAGGCAGGAGTTCCATTTCACTCTCATGGGATACGGTTGGTAATTTTGTGTCGGTCATCAGAAGCCCCCTGCTTTTTGCTGTTTTCCATGATGTTGCTGGCGTGAGTCGCGCGCCGCTCTCGCAGCTGCCTGGTCCATATCGTAAATGGCTCCATCTTTCTGCAGGCAGTGAACTGTTCCAGTGTTGCCGTGCCTGTTGAGTCGCAGGATGAGCTCTGTTTCTCCAGCAGGTACGTTTTCCTCATAAGCACCTTCGCGGAAAATACCTACCCAGTAATCACAGTCCTGTTCGATCTGGCCTGTGTCACGTGAGTCGCTCGGCAATGGTCGCTTATTCGGGCGTTTCTCAAGGTCACGGTTAAGCTGAGTCAACAGCACAACGACGCAACCCAGCTCTTTAGCAAGGTTCTTCAGCCCCTTTGTGATCATCCCGTAAGCTAGGTCGTTACGATCGGCTTTTTCAGCAGTCATCAGGGTGAGGTAATCGACCAAAATCATGCCTACACTGCCCTTCTGACGCTTCACCTTGCGACTCTCCGCCACGATGTGAGCCAGTGACAGACCGGGTGTGTCGTCGATGTACAGCAGGTCAAGTTCTCTCAAACGGTGAGCGGTCTTAATGGCCTTATCAAAATCACCATCGTAATCACCCTGATATTCATCGCCTTCATCCTGCGTAGCCGGCATATAGAAAATGCTGGGGTTAACGCCTGACTTCTGCCCTACCAGCTTTTCCAGGATCTGGTCAGATGGCATTTCAAGGCTGAACATGAGGGATGGTTTGTTTTCTCGAATGGCACAGTTGATAGCCATCTGGCTGTACAACGTCGTCTTGCCCATCTTTGGCCTTGCCCCGATAACGAAAAGTGAGCCTTTCACCAGTCCTTTAGGCGCCAACATCCGATCCAGTGACGGGATGCCAGAGCTAAGCCCTCGAGTTTCTCCAGCCGGGTCAAAGCGCTTTTCCAAATCCACCACCCAGTCATCCATAACCTCGCCAAATGAACGGAGTCCACGACGATTCCCAGTCTTGGCATAATCGCTAATCTGGCTGGTGAGGCTGTTCACTGCTTCAAGCTTGTCTGTGGCGCTCAATGTGCTGCGGGTGTAGAGCATCTCAGTGGCTTCGGTCAGCTTCTGGATGGCGTAGCGCTCCATAGCCCTGTCGCGGATCACCAGCGCATAGTTCACGATGTTTGCAGCTGATGGGGTGTTCTTGCTCATCTCAGCGAGGTAAGCAAAGCCGCCTGATTGCTGAAGTGTGTATCGGGATTCAAGCTCATCAGAGAGGGTCAGCAGGTCGATAGGCTGGTTTCTCTTCAGGAGGTCACGCATTGCCTCAAATATGGCGCCGTGTGATTTGTTGTAGAAGCTCTCCGGCTTAAGGATCGCCAGAACCTTCTGACTGCGCTCTTCGCCGCCGTCCAGCATCAGTCCACCTAGCACCGCCTGCTCAGCGTCGATGCTATGAGGTGGGGTGAGGAAGTTATCGGTCATCTCGCTCTCCTTCGCGAACCTGCGCATAAATCTCAGCGCTGAGGATGTATTCGTAATTTCTCTTCTGCCAGGTCTTGCCAGTCACCTGGTCAGGACGTGACTCAAACATCCAACGGCAAGAAGCATGTACGTAATCTAGGTACTGCCGGAAAGATTCCATCCCAAACGGCGATTCGTCACCAAGTTGACGGGCAATCGGTTTAGCCTCCCGCCAGAACTTCTGGATAATGCTTCTTCGCTTGGGAGTTAGCACATTCCAACCGCGTGCATCGGGTACGCATTCACGCAACGTTTGCCAGACTTCTTCGCACGACAATCTTTGTTTCTGCTCAGCAGGTTTTTGGTTGTGAGTTGCACACTCAATATCTTTAGATATTGAGTTAGTATTTAGTAATTCATTGTATGTGGTAATTTGCTGGGAATCTGTTGGGACAATCGACGCCACAGCCTTAGAACCATGCGGGTTTGCGTTGGTAATCTGTTGGTAATCTGTTGGTAAATAATCTGCCTGATATTCATCGTATTTCAGGATGCTTATCACAGTGAATTTACGGTTAGATAACGCCCCAATCATCTCCATGCTGATGAACTTCCTCAACAGGTACTGAATGCGATCGGGAGATATGCCAGTTTCGCTAGCCAGCTTATGCCTGCCGGTAATGCATTGCCCTCTTTCGAGCCTGATGTCGCCAAACTCTGTGTTTGATACGATCGGCTTGTGAGTGGCTTTCATTACCAGATGGAACCAAAGGTGAACGGCTTGAGAGTCCTTGTAGAATCCACAGTCCATGATCTTCCTGTGGAACAAGGCAAACCCCTTCTCAGTAGGTTGTGTCGCTTCCTGCTGCTTACGGTAGTCCTTGTGATCACTTATCTTTCTGACGGTGCTCATTTACCCTGCCCCTTTGGTTTATGCTCATCCAGAATCCACTTCAGCTTTGCCGCGATGGATGGATGAAGCGACTTAAGGTACTGGTCACGGGTAATTGATTTGTGTGTTTGTGCCTGGTCATTTACGTGCTTTCTCATATATAATGACTCCATTGAAATTGCTCAGATTTCGATATCAGGCCTCAAAGAGTTCGTCGCTCTTTGGGGCTTTTTCTTTTCCCATCACAGCTTCAACTGCCTGCCTGGCAACCTCAGCGATCAGGCTTGTCTCCCACACCTTTTCCAGCAGCACGAAAACAGTCGCCATGTCACGAAGGTTTAGGCGGCTTACTTTCGATTCGTGCCACCCTGCCTCACTCGCTAATGCGCGCTGGCCTTTATGGGTTAGTCTGGAGCGGAGTTCTGTTTCTACCTGGTTGATTAACTTGCTGTTGTTTGCGTGTTCCATATCCGATAATTCTCCGTGTTGATTATGTTTTTGCGTGACTTTGCGGTGAGCAAGTCACTTGGGTTTTGCTCCGACATTTCGGTGGGAGCGGCTTCAGAGTTTTAAAGAGCGGTGGAGCGAGTTACTTATGCTGCTTTACCGGGATGCGGGAACAGGTCTGGTAGGTCTGGTCGGATTTCGTAACCCTTGACCGCGCCGCCAGTGGCTTCGACTAAAGCCTTGACGTTCTCTGGTGCCACCTTTGCCTTTCCGTGCAACCACTTCTGTACGGCGGCCTGGGTGACACCGCATGCTTCGGCAAGACTCTTTTGAGTCCCCACAATCCCGATTGCGGTTTTAATTACAGTATTCATCCTGATCACCTATGTTGTTTTACCCTTCCAATATAATACCTGAGTTGTTTTAAAGCAACAACCAAGGTGATTTGACTGGAAATAACCGAGGTTGTATTTTTCCGCCATGGAAATGACATTCGCACAACGCTTACAGCACGCGATGGATGCGGCAGGGCTTACCCAAGCAGCACTTGCCGAGAAGTCGGGCGTGTCACAGGCAGCAATACAGAAGATCACCTCAGGTAAGAGCCAGAGCACTAAAAAGCTACTGGAGATAGCCTCTGCCCTTAGCGTCCGTCCTGAATGGTTGGGGATGGGGGTTGAACCTATGCGTGAGGGTGGTAGGCTTCATAGCCAGGAATCAACGATTCCACCTGATCATGAATGGGCAGCCGTCGATGGCTGGGATGACTCTTCCGCCCTGCCTGATGATGAGGTTTATATTCCACTTTATAAGGATATTGAGTTGGCAGCAGGGCACGGCAGCTTATCCAGTGGTGACCACAACAGCTATATGCTGCGGTTCTCCAAAGCAACACTGCGTCGGTATGGCGCACAGAAAGAGAATGTCGTTTGTTTCCCGGTGCATGGAGACAGCATGTCGCCAGTTATGCCCGAGAGAACCACCGTAACAGTGGATACAGGCAACAAGAAGATTGTTGATGGCGGTATTTATGCCATATGCCAGGATGGCCTGTGCCGACTAAAACTGCTCTACCGCCTCCCCGGCAACCGGGTAAGCATTCGCAGCTATAACAAAGATGAGTTCCCTGATGAAGAAGCTGATCTCAGCTCAGTCGAGATCATAGGCCGGGTGATTAACTGGTCAGTAATGGCCTACTAACCCGCTCATCATACCTCCAGCCGCCTCCAGGCGGTTTTTTTATGCCTGAAAAACACTCCTCGTAATTTTTCTCAAAAAATAAACACCTTTAAACTCAATAAATTAATACCAAAGGTTTAATTATTACAACCTTGGTTGTTGACAGCAATACAACCTAGGTATTAGTCTTATCCCATCAGCAGGACGCACTGACCGGCAGGAAGCCGATGCTCTTTAACATTGATGGGGTTTGTTCCCGCCGAAATGCGGGGAACCAAAGTGAAGTTGGCTTTGGACAGGCGTGTCGTGGAGCTTAGGCCTAGTAGGGATCGGGACGATCTGAGAAGCGACTTGAAATCCGGGTATGTGATAGGCCCCGGCGCCTGTACCTAAGCCAATTACCGGAGGTAAGTATGATAATAGTAATGACCTATCTGGCCTCTGATAACGCCAGAAATCGCCGCAGGGCTAAACGTGCAGCTGAGCGCAATACATCAGTGACTGGTTGCACTGACCGGGTTCTGAGAGCAGTAACAGCACCTGGAGTGCGTAGTAAGCCCGAGCCAAGTGCAGGAAGTATCTGCATGGGTGATGTGGCGATTTATAGCGCGGGATTCCGCAAGAAAACTGATTCAGTTACGGCGAGGTGAAAGATGAATATTCAAGCTCGCGTGACTGATAACCCAAACAATATTGGAGGTGGTTACTGGGGCGTCGGGCTTGTGGTGGACATTGTTGCAGAGACTCCATGCCACTTCATCTTGAGTAATAAAGAACGAGTGAATAAAAAAGGCCTCTTCATTGTTGGAACATCCTATTTCACCCATCCGATAAGAGTGGAAATTATCACCAAGAATGATTGCGTTTCCGAAGAAAATTAACAGCGGCGCTGCCGCAGGAGTGAGAGATGATCAACACGGATTACCCCGGAGACCTTAAGCAAAAGCTGCAGGATGCAGTATCTGGTTCATTCGCAGGGTGCTTGCAGGAGCGGGAATACAGAGCTGTGACATCAGCGGTCGTGGAGTTTCTTACCGCACTCAATTTGACTGTTGATGAGGTGCGCGAGGTTCTTCAACGTGCTGACGGAATGGACGTCGACACTGACCGATGTCTCGATGAAATAATCGAAGCGTTTAACGAATAACAGGCTGCCACCAGGCGGCCTTTTTTATGCCCGGAGCACACCATGATAGTCGACCGCAAACACGGTAAATGGCGCGTCACACAGATGGCCTGTGGCTGTCATTGGCGTGCTGATTTAACAGAAGGTAAAGGGGTATTTGCAGGCAAGGTAATCAGCCAGCAGATGAACAAAGACCAGTTTGAGAGGTGGAAGGATGACAAAGAAGGAGAGTCAATTCATTAACGACATGGTTCGCTGTCGCGGTATTGACTTCGCAAGGATTGGAATGATGGTGGAGGTATATGGCGATTTCGGGACTATTGTTGGAATGAATGGCAGCGCTAATCTAGACGTTGTTTTCGCTAATCAACAAAAATATGGAAAACATAAGCATAACTGCCACCCAACTTGCAGCATTAAATATTTCGATAGCGAAGGAGAAATTATTGCTGAATACGCTTGAGTGACATCGCAAAGCGGTTATACGTGACCGCTTGACGATGGCGCCCAGTCATCAACCAACGCGCTTTAGACAAGGTGGCGTTGGCCGTTATTGTTCAGCTTGGCCTCTCCGGAGGCCTTTTTTATGCCCACAGGAGAGGAATATGAGCGAAACAACGGATTTGGTTGTTATTGAAAAAGCGGACGCTTTGTCAGTTTTCAAGGACAAGACCCGCATTGAAGAAATCATTCAGCACATTGAGAAAGAGGCTCGCCTTTTCGTGCCTGACCTCAGCACTGTTACCAGCCGCAAAGCAATTGGCTCCATGGCTAACAAGGTAGCCCGGTCAAAAACTTACATCGACGGCGTAGGCAAAGACGTTGTAGCTGAGTTAAAGGAGCTTCCAAAGCAGATTGATGAACAGCGTCGCATTGTTCGTGAGCGCCTGGACGCGCTGAAGGATGAAGTCCGTCGGCCACTAACCGAGTGGGAAGCTGAGCAGGAAAGGATTGCTGCTGAAAAGGCCGCTGAGGAAGAGCGCCAGCGCATTGTTGCCGAAGAGCTGGCCGCCGCTGAAGCGCTGAAAAAGCAGATCGAATCAGATCACGAAATCGCCCTTCTGCTTAATGACAAATTCGACCGGGACGCAGCTGAAGCAAAAGCCGAAGCAGAACGCCAGCGCGTTGCCCGCGAAGAAGAGATCAAGCGGCAGGCTATCGAGCAGGCACGCATTGAGGCCGAGCAGGAAGCACAGCAGGAACGTGATGCGGCAGCCAAGCGTGAGGCCGATTTAAAGGCAGCAGCTGAGCAGGCAGAACGTAAGCGCATCGAAGCACAGGAACGTGGTGAGCGTGAAGCTAAAGAGGCGAAGGAAAAGGCTGAGCGGGAAAAGCAGCAGGCTATCGAAGCAGAACAACTAAAGGCGCGGCAGGAAGCCGATCGCATCAAGCGAGAAGCCGAGCAGAAAGAAGCCACTCGCCTGGCTGAAGAAAAACGCATTGCCGATGAGGCAGCCGCCCGCGCAGCTAACGAAGCGCATCGCAAGACGATCGGCACCGCTGTAGTAAACGCCTTGATCGCCCATGCCGGACTGACTCGCGAAGATGCCATTGCGACACTGGTAGCACTCAAAGGCGACCTCATCCCTCATACCAGAATCACCTACTAATTCAAATTTAAGGAATCACCCATGCAACTTGCAACTGCTGGGGCTACCCGTGTGGGTGGCTCCAATTTCGACGCGTTTAAATCAATTCAGTTTCACCCAAAACACATCCTGACCAGCGCCAGCTTCACTCCCCCTCCACGTAAGAGCTTGCTGGAAAAACTGGTTGAGTTCCTCCGATCGGAGGGTAAGCCATGAACATCAAATTTCAGTGCGCGTTCTTCACGACAAAGTGCGGAGTGCGGCCCGGGGAAGTCACCATTACAGCCGAGGAAGTGATGCTTGATGACATCAACGCAAAGGAATTGCTTGGTCAGATTGATGAGCGGGAAATCTTCGAATACCTCAACGCCCGCGGTTACAACGTTCAGGAGAGAGCAGCATGACACTTGCAGATATTGAAGCGGACGAGTGCTTCATCAGCATGATGAAAGCCATTCTGCCTGAGCAGATGACAAATGAACTGGCACAGCAGGAAGCGAATGCCGATCACTTCACGGAGCAGCAGGAAATGATGATGGGAGGTGCCTCATGGAACTTTCAAGGCTAGATGAGCCGTTTGACTCAGGTGATATTGAGTGGCGCGTGCAGCAGTCAGGGACGACTGGCCAGGGCAAGGTTTATGCAATGGTTCTGGCGTACGTTACTAATCGGGCGATCATGAACCGGCTGGACGAAGTTTGCGGCAAAGGATTCTGGCGCAATGAGTATCAACCCGCACCATGCGGCGGGGTCATGTGTGGCATCTCGATAAAGTTTGATGGCGAGTGGATCACAAAGTGGGATGCCGCCGAAAACACGCAGGTTGAGGCAGTTAAAGGCGGAATGTCCGGAGCAATGAAACGCGCCGCCGTTCAGTGGGGAATTGGCCGCTATCTCTACAATCTGGAAGAGGGATTTGCTCAGACATCCACTGAAAAGAACAACGCATGGAACCGTGCCAAGACCAAAGACGGAAAGATATTCTGGTGGGCACCACCAACACTTCCTTCATGGGCATTGCCATCCCAAAAACAGAGCGCTCAAGTACAGCCAGAGCCTTCGGCACCTATACCGGTTGACGCTGACAAGCTGCTTAAAGACTTCACTGAATATGCTGGAAGTGAAAACGACACCGCCAAACTTCGCAGCGCATACGCCAAAGCATGGAAAGATTTGGCCGGCCACGAAGAACACCAGGAGAAATGCAAAGACATCACCGGCATTCGCCTGGCTGAATTGAAGCAAGCCGCCTAACCCACTCGCAGGAAACCACCATGCCAAACAGTAACCCTCATGTTGAGGCCAGATTGGTGCGCCCTAAATCTGACAGGGAGCATATGTTGGAAAGGATAGCCGCTGACTGTTGTGCGGCATGGCAGGCTGCCAAGGATGGCAAATCTCACCCCCGCCACGTATCGATGGCAGAACGGACCGTGAAGCGATGGACACGAAAGTTTGCTGAAGAAGCGGCGTTCTATCCGAAGCTGCCGCAAATCATCGTGACCGCACCACTCATTCAGCGCGATGCCTTCACCGACTACGAAAGCCGCCACCATGGTGCAGGCTGGTCGGTTCGTCAGGAGTAAGCATGAAGAAGAGTCCCTTTTACCGCCGCCGTACCGGATGCAAGAACGATGGCTTCAAGGAATTGGCATGTTGGCAACTCAGCAAGCGACCCATGACCGGCATGGAGCTGGCGAAGATATTGAAGATGACTGTCACCGACCTTCACGCTCAGATGCGCTGGCAGGTCGGTGCCAATCAGACGGCCACCATTGAAGCCAGTGAATGGATTACCGACAGCGAAGGGAATCGCGATCGCATCTACACCCTCACCTCTCGCCCTCAGCGTATCACACCCAAAGCCGGCAAGACGATCGTGGTTAGCGTTAGGTCATTCAGCCTGGCGAATGAAGAGCAGCGCCAAAAGAACATTATCGCAGCCCAGCGTCGTGCGCGCCTGATTGCTGCCGGCTTATATATAACGGAGCTATGAAATGACAAAAATCCAGCGTTACGAGATGAATCACAAGGGACTGCCAGAGCCTGATGATAATGGCGTTTGGGTCTTCCGAGAAGACCACGCCGCTATCGTTGCCGCGCTGCAAGAGCAGGTGCAGCAGCTGGCGGCTGAGAATTGCATTCAAGACTTCATCATATCTGCCGTCAGAGATTTAGCGCGCGAAAGCGATGGCGTTAGCGGATGGCATCTAAACGGTGATATTGCAACTTGGGATCAAGTGCTGCCTGAGCTATACCACAGTGAAACCCCAGCCACTGACGCAGTTATCCGCAAGATTAGCGCTAAGGCGGTTGAGGGCTTTGGTGATGTGCTTGGATTGGGATCACTTCATTTATCATTAATCCTGAAGAAGTGTGCATATGAGCACGCCGCGAAATTGCGCGTTGGAGAGCAGCCAAATGATTAAGCCAATCGAAGTTCAACGAGACAAATACGGCTATTGGACTCATCCCGACTATGAGGCTTTTTGTGATGGTCGCGAGTTTATTTCAACAGCTGAAATGGATAAGTGGATGGAAGACAACGGCCTTGAATGGCGAGTTGAATATCGCGATGAGGATGAAATCGACCAGCAAGGGGATGGTTACGATATTTCAACCTGGAAACCATCAGGGATAAAAGGAGATGGCTGGTTTGTCGGCTCTATTCACGATACTGAGGATGGAGCGGTATGTATTTGGTTACGCACGGGAGATCAGCCATGATCGACCTGAATAAGCTGAAAGAAGAACTGGAAGAGTGGCAGGTGTTTTATCAACACCCTGCTGACGAAAAAAATCATGCATTCTTCACAACATTAATCAGTGCTGTTGACCAACTGGAAGCCGCACAGCAGCGCATTGCTGAGCTGGAAGCGTCTTTTGACGAACTGGCCGCAGCAGTTGGCTGGACGAAAGAACGCTGTGAACAGGCGGGCGATAGCCCTGTAGACTGTGCTAATGGACTGGCTAACGCGGTTATCGATCATTACCATTCACTGAAGGCAGCAGAGGCCGAAATCGCAAAGCGCGACCTAGCGGCGGGTGTGCCTGTTGGCTCTGTTACTGGATACACCGTAAACGGATGCGTGGTGAGCAGAAGCAGATTAAGTATCGGCGATAAAGTATACTCCGCCGCCCAGCCAGCCGTGCTGCCGTGGCATGTTGATTCATGCTCGAACTGTGGCAGCAAACTTCTGTCGTGGGACACTACGGTAGTAAAAAACACAGCCGTTCAGGATGGACTTTTAAAACTAAACGAGGTTTCTGGTCTGTTTTATCTCGGGTGCGATGAATGCTCTGAAACGCTTCTGAAAGTAAGCGCGGACGATGTCGCCAACCATCTGAACAATGCCAAAGCGCAGGGCTTCACCGCAGATGGCGACTAAATTCGCCTCACTCACAGCACCGGATCATCTATCTCCTCTACCAACTCACTGCCCTGATTCTTCACGCTACCCACTGACTTCGATACCGGATGCCAGGTGAATTCATCTGAGGGTATGGATTGCTCTTTGGCGATGTCCTGCGCCTCTTCAGAAGTGGTGTCGGGATTGAGCCAGTCCAGCACAGCGGATGTGCTCAGAACCAGCGGCCGGCGGTCATGGATATCGACCAGACCTTTATCACTGGCGGCAGTGACGATGACAAAGCCTTCGTTCTCATTCTGCTTGTCATAGGGAGCTTTGCCGATTGCCGCGAAGAAGATGGGTTTACCGGATTTGTGGTAGATGAAGTATGGCTGCTTCTTGCTGCCGTCACGCTTCCATTCGTACCAGCCGTCAGCCATAACGATAGCGCGCCCGTTGTTCCACAGCGGCTTGAACATGCGGCCGGTGGCTGCAGTTTCTACCCTGGCATTAATCAGCGGTGCTTTGCCCCACCACTCGGGGCCGTAGCCCCAGCGAACCGGGTCAAGATGAAGGGAATTATCGCGCTGGTTAAGCAGCAGGACATTAGTGCCGGGCGCCACGTTATACCGGCCGATCGGTTCAGGGTCATAAGCAATCTCCCGCTCTACTTCGTCGGCAAACTCTTTTAGGTATTCTTCGCGTGTTCTGTACTGCGTGAATCGTCCGCACATAGGCACCTCCTACTTGAGATTAGCATTGTAAGTGGAAACGAAGATGAAAAAGCCTTAACTTGCTAGGTAAAACTGAGGTGGCATGAGACTAAACTAATGATATAACTGATGTTACATCTCACGTAACGTGATTCATCTAAGGAATGAACCTATGAATATTTCAGTTGGCTATGATGATCGTCCATATCTAATTAGAGTTTCCCCAACACTACTTTCGAAATTATCTAACGCAGCCTCGCAAGGAAATGTCGATGCTAATTTAGCCGTATACCATAGGAATGTTTTTGCTGTGCTAGATGCTTTAGAAAATCACGGTAACCCATCAATTCATGCATATGCAATGAAAATGCCGGGTCTCTTCAATGGAGATTTGAAGGACTTTGAACATATGCATTATTCATCAAAGGTAGACGATAGCTATTTCAGAAACCTTGAAAGGATATATAAGCTGAAGTTTGAAACAGTCAAAACCCCCGATGACATTGCAAAGTTAATTGTTTCAGGTGTACTACCTCCATCTGATGAATTATTTAAAAAAATGAGTGATACATTGTCTGGAAAGGAAGGTTACTGGACTGGACATTGGTTGATTTACAAGAAAGGTTCCGATGGAAAATATCGCTATCTAGATACAATGGAGCATATCGATAGAGATCCATTAATACAAAAACAAATAAAACAACACCTCGACACTATATTTAACTCAATGAAATAATAGATTTTAAAAAAACAAACCACCTATCATGGTGGTTTTTTACGCCCAAATTTCAGGAGATAGGGATGGTTGGAGACTACCGCAGAAGAGGGAATCAGCTTTCGCTTGGTCGTCGATGGACTCCAGATGAAAAGGATTCCCTAAAGAGAATGGCCTCTTCTCTACCTCCGAAAATGATCGCCCGGAAAATAAACCGTTCATGTGAATCAATTCGTCAGATGGCTAAACGAATGGGCATCCGATTCTTAAGTGCTCGCGGTGTGAATCTGTCAGCAAAATCCTAGCCAAATTTATGACACAAAATAACTGTGTTTATATACAGTATTTGCTTTGGTATTGATTACTTTTCGGTTAGTATTTTTCCTGAGTTATTACGATAAACCATTAAACTGAACAGGAATTAATCATGTCTGATACAGCTGAACAACTTGCCAGTCAAGCAATTGAAAAAGTCAACGAATTGAAAGAGCTCGCTATTAATGCGGATGCAGCTCTGAGCGATGCGCAGTCACAGAATGAAGGCTATTTCATTCAGGTCGGGGAATTAGAAAGCAAAGTTGACGATCTCGAAAACCGCAGTGAAGTGTATCGAAACGAGATTTTGACCGATAGCGAGATGATTGGTTTAGCCATTGAAATCATGGATAAGATTAAATCAAAGAATGATTCTGGTGTTTTCACTATGCCTATTGATGAGCAAAATCAGCTCAATGAGACATTGATGTACCTTAAGCAGCGCAAACAAAGCATTGAGCAGTATCGTACCGCCACCGATCCCAAACCACGCACCTATGAACAATATCGTAATCCGTAATACAAATTTTTGATTAATGTGACCGCCTCCGGGCGGTTTTTTGTTTTCTAAATTCAGGAGCCACCTCATGCATGCAGACATAACAGACCAGGCCGCGGAACTTGAAGAGCTGGAAAGGACTATCGCTTTGGCTAACAGGAAGAAGCCGGAACCACCGTCACCCATTTGCCGAAATGGCGATTGTGGGGAGCCGTCTCAGCCGGGTGCGAGCTACTGCTGCCCGGAGTGCAGGAAAGATGATGAGCTTAATCAGTGGGCAGCCAAACAACGGAGGGTGGCATGACTGAAGCAGAGAGAGCCTTTGAGCATTACATGGATGAGATTATCCAGTGGGCAGGCCAGACCGGAAAGCGCCGCTTAATCTGGAGCATACCGCGCTGCACTCTGGCCCGTGAGGTGTGGATGGAATGTATGGAGAGGCAGAATGTCGCTGGAGTCTCAGAACGCGATCAACAGCACAGCGCGAGCTGCAGTTAAAGAATACACCAACAAATCAAACACCCTCACCTACCGTCAGATACTCGATAAACACGCCAAGCGCATTGAAACCCTGATACCTGCACAACATCGCGGGCGGGCATGGCTTTGGCTGAATTGCGTGTGTCAGCGGCTGGGGCGTGGTGGATAGGAGATGAAGTCATGAGAGGACAGGATGAATGAGCTGGCTCTTTTCGCAGGCGCTGGCGGAGGAATACTCGGCGGGCACCTCCTTGGATGGAGGACAGTTTGCGCAGTTGAACGTGATGCCTACGCCGCACAAGTTCTGGCGCAACGACAAAACGATAGATGCTTGCGACCATTCCCGATTTGGTCTGACGTCTGCAGTTTTGATGGAAAGCCATGGAGAGGCATTGTTGACATCGTTTCTGGAGGCTTTCCCTGCCAGGACATTTCAGCAGCTGGCAGCGGAGCCGGAATCGAAGGAGCACGTTCGGGATTATGGAAGCAAATGGCAAGAATCGTCGATGAGGTTCGACCCTCATACGTCCTGCTGGAAAACTCACCTTTGCTTGTGGGAAGAGGACTTGCAATGGTCCTTGGTGATCTTGCCACGCTGGGGCTTGATGCGGAATGGTGTTGTATTTCAGCATCTGAGTGCGGAGCGTCCCATAACCGTGACCGGATCTGGCTTGTTGCCTACCCCAAGGGCGAGCATGGGCAGTCATGGAATAGCCTGGTGCAGAGCGAGAACGGGAGAGCACAGGCACAATTTGGAAGACTACCTTGGCTGGTTACACCTGCAAGCGGGCGGAGAAGAAATCCCTGGCCTGAATGCAGCCCCCGATTATGTAGAGTGGCTGATGATGTGGCCTTCGGGGTGGACCGACTTAAAGCCCTTGGAAATGGACAAGTTCCGCGAGTGGCAGCAACTGCATTCAGCATCCTGAAGTGACCCCCCCCCCACATTCTCATCGCAATAGCATTCGTGATCGCCGCCTGGGCGATATTCAAAATACTCTGAACGAGGTCAACTATGGAAGCGTACTCACTGACGCTGGATGAGGCCTGCGCGTTTCTCGGTATTTCCCGGCCGACCGCCAGCAACTGGATACGGACCGGTCGACTCACCGCGACACGTAAAGACCCCAGCAAAAACAAGTCACCCTATCTTGTAACCCGGCAGGCGTGTATTGCCGCCCTGAATAATCCGTTGCACACTGTCGCCGTGAGCGCGGGTGATGCACATGATAAGGAGAGAGCATGTCATTATTCCGCAGAGGGGATGTCTGGTACGGCAGCTACACAACGCCGGGCGGCAAAAGGATTAAGGAGTCTTTTGGGACAACGGACCGAAAGCAAGCTCAGGAGCTGCACGACCAAAGAAAAGCTGAGTTGTGGCGGATAGAGAAACTCGGTGATTTTCCCAGCGTGACTTTCGACGAAGCATGCATGCGCTGGCTTGAAGAGAAAGCACACAAGAAGTCACTGGATGCCGATAAAGGCCGGATGGGATTCTGGCTGATTCACTTTGAGGGTGTTCTGTTGAAGGACATTACCGAAGCGAAGATTTACACCGCTGTAAGCAGGATGAATAACAGGAAGTCTGAAGAGCGCTGGAAGCTGCGTGCTGCAGGGATGCAGAAGAAGGGAATCGATATGGGGGTTTATAAGCCGGAGCCGGTTTCAACTTCCACTAAGGCGAAGCACCTGGCTTTGATGAAGGCATTGATGCGGGCGGCGGAACGTGACTGGAAGTGGATAGAAAAAGGGCCGGTGATTAAGGTTCCTCAGGAAAGGAACAAGCGGGTTCGGTGGCTCGAACCCGTTGAAGCCCAGAGACTGATTGAGGAATGCCCGGAGCCACTGAAGTCTACCGTAGAGTTTGCGCTGGCAACAGGCCTGCGCCGCTCTAACATCGTGGATATGAAGTGGCAGCAGATAGACATGCAGCGCAAGGTGGCGTGGATTTATCCCGAGGACAGCAAGTCGGGCAGAGCTATTGGTGTAGCGCTGAATGACCTGGCATGTTCTGTATTGCGCCGGCAGATAGGGAATCATCAAAGCTGGGTGTTCGTACACACCTCGGCAGTTAAGAGAAATGACGGAACGCCAACGGCCGCGGTCAGGAAAATGCGGGTTGATTCAAATACTGCCTGGAGAGCTGCACTTGTTCGGGCGGGTATAGAGGACTTCCGTTTTCACGACTTACGACATACGTGGGCGAGTTGGCTTATTCAGGCAGGTGTTCCACTGTCAGCGTTGCAGGAAATGGGGGGTTGGGAAAGTATCGAGATGGTACAGCGTTATGCTCATCTGGCACCGAACCATTTGACCGAGCATGCACGTCATATTGATGCGATTTTTAGTGCCTCTGTCCCAAATCTGTCCCACAAGGAAAATTTGAAGTCAGGATGA